CAGTCCGGGCATGGTGCCTCGGCTCAAGACTCCCTTTTCTGATGGGCTCAACAAACGACCGATAAATGATACGTTCGAGACGGGCGGTATTTTGGTATCACCTAATAGGTATTTTTGGTTGCTGATACCTTGCTACACTGATGCCACGTTAGATGATGCCAAGGAGCCGCCCGCCATGTCCCGAACCTTTTTGTACTGCCGAGTCAGCACGTCGTTGCAATTTACCGAGAACCAGGTCCAGGAGGTGAAGGCCGCCGGGTTCGATGTCCAGGCCAGCCGAGTCGTCGAGGAGACGGTCTCGGGCAGTGTGGCCGCCAAGGAGCGCCGCGGCTTCCTGAAGCTGCTGGATCGGATGGAGTCGGGTGACGTGCTGATCGTGACCAAGCTCGACCGCCTGGGCCGGAACGCGATGGATGTGCGGCAAACCGTCGAGCATCTGGCCTCGAGCGGGATCCGCGTGCACTGCCTGGCGCTGGGCGGGGTCGACCTGACCTCGCCGGCGGGCAAGATGACCATGCAAGTCCTGGGCGCTGTGGCCGAGTTTGAGCGGGATCTGCTGATCGAGCGGACGCAGGCCGGACTGGCACGCGCAAAGTCGGAAGGCAAGCGCCTGGGCCGCCCTGAAGCGGTCGACACGACCCGGGATGTGCAGCGCTGCAAGGCTGAGGATATGACGCAGGCGCAGGCGGCCAAGGCGCTGACGCTGGGTATCGCGACGATCAAGCGCCATTGGAACAAGAGTTGATCGGATTCCCCTGGCTTAACCCCTCGGGTAATGGCGACAATCTTATCTCGAGGTAAATTAATTGACTGGGGAATTGACTTGACTGATCGCAACCTGAATATGTGGGCACTGGTACACAACCGCGGCTGCGGCAACGTCGCGATGTTTCGCGTCGCCAAGCCGCTTCCTACCGATGCGATCACGCATGAGCCTGTTCGGCGCGTGGATGGCTCGCGGATGCAATATGCGGATCCGCTCGTCTGCGGTAGTTGTGGTGCCGACCTGGGCCTGATCGACGTGACGCCTGACAACTTTGTCGCCGTGACCGATGCGGAATACCAGGCGATGACCAAGCAAGCCGCGCTCGCCGACATCAATGCCATGCTCAAGGATGAGGTTACCGAAGATGAGGAGCGCCTGCCGTCCTTGCGCAGCCTCCGTCGCGTGCGGATTTCCGGCGACGGCACGCCTACCAGCACGCAGGTCACTGATACGCAAACCGGCGAGAATATTGGTCCTGTGGTTCGCTACCAGGTCACTCAGGAGCGCCACCAGGTCGCGCGCGGCGTGGTCGAGGTGCTGGCCCCCCAGCTTGACCTGGAAGTGGATGTCGAGATCGTCAAGGTCGCCCGCAAGCCATGCGCCCCTGGTGAAGCGCCGCGGGTGACGCCTGAGCGTATCGACGCGCTGCTGGCCCGGGTGATGTACCGCTACGACAACCCGGCGGACACGACCAGCACGTTTGCCCATGCTTACCTGGATGGCGAGTTCTACCTGGCCAGCGGCTTCTCGGCCTGCGTGAGCAAGGAGAATTTCGACGCTGACAAAGGACGCCAGTTCGCGCTGAAGGACGCCGAGCCGAAAGTCCGTGCCGAGCTGTGGAAGCTGGAAGGTTACGGCCTGCGCCTGCGCCTGGAAGGGGATGCGGCCTGATGCTCGGCTACATGACAAAAGCCAAGGCCAAGGCGCACGGGTTCACGCATAACGGGAGCTATTACGGCCTGCCGGTGTGGATTGGTGACCCGCATGGTCGTTGCATGGTTGCGACCAAGTGGGCGCCGCTCGAGCTGGTGATGAGCCTATTCCACTGCATCGAGGGCGCGTGCCACTCGCTGCGCAATACCGAGCCGACCTTCATGTTCAAAGTTAAGGAAGCAATCTGATGACCAAGACCCTCGAGCGTTACCTGTTTGATGACCTGGATCGCGACGTGATCGACCATGTGGTCCGCGCTCGCCGCGACGCTGACGGCAAGGTCACGTTTTACATTCGCCCGGCCAACGTCTCCGGCGATACCTGTGAGTTCGTGGTGACTGGCTGCGCAGCGGTGCCGACCGGTGTTGCGCTGGGTGATGTCGGCCAGGCCGAGCCGCATGTGTCTGAGACCGCTATCAACGAGGCGGTGATGATGCTTGACTGCGCCGGCGCCCTGGTACAGCGCACGCTGGAGACCAACAACAGCGACCTGCGCCGTGGTGCCGAGGATGTTGCTGCAAAGCTCCTGAACGTGGCCAAGGCTCGCCTGGGCGGTGCGGCATGAACAAGCCTTTGCCATTCGGTGGCCACGAACTGCTCGAGCAAGCCCGCGACCTCTGCAAGTCGCTCGAGCAACTGCCGCCCGGATTCGACCAGACCAAGCTGATCTCGCTGGTGAGCGACGCGACCTTCGGCCTGCAACAGCTCCAGGCAACCGGCGCGCACTTCTGGCCTCGCCCGGTCGAGCCGACCTCGAGCATGACCTTCGGCCAGGCCATCGAGGCGCTGAAGGCTGGCCGCCAGGTTGCGCGCGCTGGCTGGAACGGCAAAGGCATGTGGCTGAAGTTGGTCCCGGTGCATCTGGCTGATACGGTGGCTTTCCAGCATGCCGCGCTGAAGCCGCTGCCCTGGATCGGCATGAAAACCGCCGACCAATGCTTCGTGCCCTGGCTGGCCAGTCAGACCGATATGCTCGCTGATGACTGGTGCCTGGTGTGAGTCGCAAGCTCTGGTGCTTCCTGGGCGTGCACGAGTGGGCCGTCCTCAAGGAGGCGACCTGGGAGCTGTACAAGGAGGGCGTCGTGGTCGCTACCGGGCCGCTCTACCATATGCAATGCCAGTGCTGCGGCCGGATCACGCAAAGCAAGCTGCGATAGATGTTCGGGTTTACCCGGGTGCGCGGGTGCGTACCTGGGTAATTAAGTAATTGGGTAACTGGGTAACTACTGATGTTCGATCTCGCGAAAAGTAACCCGATGTCGTCCGGGCTGGGCTGCGCTAAGTGCGGCTGCGTCGGCCTGCATGCCTGCATCGGCTTCAAGCCTAAACCGCCGAGCGCTGAGGATGAGGCGCGGCTCAATGCGTACCTGGGCAAAGCCTTCGGGCCATTCGCCAGTGATCGCAAGGAGGGTGATGATGTCGCAAGCTGATGAGGTTCGCCGGCTGCTGGCTGAGAACGAGGCTGGACGGCGCCGGGCTGCTGAGCATGATGATCGGATTCAGCGTGCTGCTGAGGAGGAGCTTGGCCGGATCGACTCTCGACTGATGTCGTTGCCATCCGGCCAGGTAGCTTCTAATTCCGCGGCTGCCTATGAATATCGGCGGTTGCAGTATGACCGGGCGTCACTGCTGCGCCAGGTCGCGCACTTCGGTTAATTGGCGATAGCCCATACCAGGCGTGCGCCGCGTTGGCGCAGGGTGTAGCGATGGACCTTGATCGTTTGATGGGTTGGCGACATCGCCTCGCTGCCCGTCGTGAAGGGCGTCGTCATGGGCTTCGATGGCTCGGCATAGTCAAGAAAACCGCAACCAGGACTGGGCGCGGCTCGCATCTGGCCGAACAGCGGCCCGTCAATACACTCGTAGGTCTCTCTCATTGTGTTGCCTCGGTAGGGTTGAAAAGCATCTCCCGCAACGGCCTCGGCGCCGGCCATTGCGCCAGGTAGGCGCGAAGGTGTTGCAGCTTGGCGGCGCGCTCGAAGGCCAGCATCGGGCATACGGTGGTGCCGTCCAGTTTCCACTCCATCTCCAGCATGGCGATCTCGCGGCTGACGATCTCCTTGTTTTGCTGGGTGATGGTCATGCCGGTGAACTTCTCGGTGAAGGCTTGGCATGCTGCCCTGGTGCGCTCGAGCATGGTGCCGATGTCTTGTGGTGTCATTGTTCTATCGCTCCCGTGGTGGGTGGCACCGTGATTCGTCGATGCGTGGTTGAGTGATGGCTGGCAAGTCCTCGATCCTGGCGTCTCGCCATTCGCGTCCGGTCGGTAGCCAATCGGTGCCGCGGCCTTCTGTTCCAGGGTAGCTCTCGAGCGTCGCATATTCGACCTGGACAATGAGCGTGCCAAGCCATCCGCGACGGTAGCGGACCTTCCCTGTTATGTCTCCCGCTCTCATCGGCGCCGTCCGTTGTTCAATGCGTAGCGGCGCAGGTAGGCGCGCATCATGTACTCAATAGGGCAATCCAGTGCGTAAAGCAGGGTCAGAACCTTCATCCGCGCCCCCACTTGCGATGTACCTCGGTCATGTCCTCGCGGTGCTGGGCGCTATCCAGGTACTGCATGCGCACGCGCCGGAACTCGTCCGGGTCGCCGCACCGCGCGCGCATGTGCTGCATAACCGACTGGGCGTAGCCATTGGACCGGCCGCGCTCGTGGGCATTGATCGGCATGGCGCAATGCGGCTCGCGATGATTCCGGCCGCTGCAATTGCGCACGTCGAAGGTTTCGGTGAGGCGGTAATACTCCCGCGCCAGTTCCCACAAGTGCTCGCTGTGCATGACTGAGCCGACGACGCGCAGGACTTCATGCCTGGCCTGGCGAAAGCCCAAACGGAACAAATAGGCGGCGCCGAGGTTGTTGTGCGCGATCTCGGTCGTGCCGATGCGCTGCGTGCAGGTGATCAGGTCGCCCTGGTGCAGGGTCTCGGCGAACAGGGTGACGCCATTCCGGTCGCGTTGGGTACTGAACTTGATGCGTGGTCGCTTCATGCCCGGCCTCCTGGTGGCGTCCAGCCTTCGCTGATCAGCCTGTTCCGCAACAGGCGGTCCTCGAGCTCGACGGCGCGGTTGCTGACGACGGTGATGATGCCGTCCAGGCTCATCGAGCTGCTGAGGGTCAGGCGGCCGCGCTCGAAGTCACTGCCGGCGACGATGGTGACGTAGGTTCCGGCGTCCTTGGCTGGCTCCGGCGGATTCTTCAGCTCCTTGCCGAAAACCAGGCTGAAATTGCCTTGCCGGTTGCGGCTGACGTGCATGTGCTGGAGATCGAGCTTGTGGATCAGGTCGACGACCATGCGCGAAAGGTGCTGGTTCGACTGCGAGGTGCCGTAGTGGTCGAGGAGGATGATCGGCACGCCTGGGTGCTCGACGGCCTTGGCGATGTACTTCAGGGCTGCCGCGGTGCTCTTGCCCTGGCGCCGGTGGTGGTGCCAGGCATAGCCGCCGACCAGTTGCTGGTTGATCTGGTCGACCATCTCCTGGGTGTGCAGCGGGTGGAGCGGCTTGTCGAACGCTGAGCCGCGCGGCTTGCCTTCGGTCTGGGTCTGCTCGTGGATCGGGTGCTTGCCGGTGAACTGGTGCAAGGGTTCGCTCCTGGTTAGTGGATGATGTGGGTGGTGTGCTCGCGACCATCCGCGCCGGCGACGCAAAGATCCAGGCGGAGCATGTCCGCCGGGGTGATGGTCGTCTCGTGGCGGCGCTCCGGGTATGCCAGGGCGATTGCCTGATTGAGCTCGTCAATGTTGTCGCGCTCCCGGGCGCTGGTGTGCCGTAGAACGGCCGGGCGCTCGATGCCGCGCAGTTGGTACGTCGAGTGCAGATAGGTCCACTCGCAGGGCTCAAAGCCGCTATCGGTGGCGAATTTTCTGGCCTGGCCAAGGTTGGCGGCGATGATGTAAAGCATGGGGTTCTCTCCATAGAAAAGGGCGACATAAGCCGCCCTTGGTAGGTGAATTGATTATCTCAGAAGTAATCTGTTTTGAGGGTTTCTTTACCCTGCTATTTCGACGAACGATCCGGCAAATGCGGGGTGCAATACACGTCGACGACCGACCCGTCATAGGCATTGAAAACTTGACGCCAAGGAAGCCCGACCTGCTCGCATTTCATGGCCTCGGCAATGATTGCGTCGTTGCTCATGCGCGGGGTGGATGAACAGCCGGCGAGGGTGGTCAGTAGCAGGGCGATGATCAGTGGCTTCATGTTGATTACCTTACTTTACGGGTTAATTTGGTTCGGTCTTAGGGTGAATGTAGCTCAAGTTTTGAGGCTTTCACGGAGCTGTTTAATCCACTCGTTTCGGCCGTCCGTTCGGGCTACTTCTTCGGCCTGTTGTTTGGTGTGGTACTCGATGTCGCGCTGGGCGTGCGCCTTCTTTTCCGCGAGCCATTCCGCCGGGCTGATCACTGGTGTAGGCGTCTGGTAGTAGGCGTCGTTACAGTCAACCCGCACGCTGTCCAGGATCTGGCTGCGCATGAACTGCTTGAGGTTGCTGTGATCGTCGCTCGGCGGCGTCCAGGCTTCGACCTGCTTGAGCATGGCCTCATACTTTTCGCGCAGCTCCTTGATCCTGGCGAGCCCATTGAGGCGGAATTCCTCGGCATGGCGGTAGTCCCTGCAATAGCTCGCGTCACGCGCCTGGTCGTCCATCGCCTCGAGGCCGGCCAGGAACTGCTGCGCCTCGGCCAGCTTGCGGGTGTGGTAATCGCTCGGCTCGAACTTCTCCGGGATGATCTCGCCGCCGCCTGGGTGGTCGCGCAGGGGGACGGTAGCGCCAAACGCTCGAGCGCAGTCCAGTGCGTACTGGTTGAAGCTGATGCCCTTGGAGATGGCTTCTGTATATCCGGTCGGCATTATTCGGCCGCCTGTGCTGGCAAGGTGAAGGTGCGGCGGATGGTTTTGACCTCCTCCTCCTGGCAGTCCAGGAAATAGGCGTGGGCGATCCACTCGACCTCCTCGGGGTTGCCGAACTTGCCGCCGCCGGTCCAGTAGGTCCAGCCGACCCACTGGCCATTCGGTGCCTGGGCCGCGACCGACTGGGTGTCGTAATGGCGACTGCTCGGGCTCGGGATGGTGGTTTCGTGCTCGCCTTCGCGGACTTCGTTGCGAATATCCAGGAGCTGGTTGTCGCGCTGCGGATGGTTGTCGAAAAACATATCAACCTGCTCGCCGGTGAGGTCGGTCGCGAGACCTTCGGACTCGTAGCGGGCCAGGATGATGTAGCGGATGGCTTGCTGTGGGGTCATGCTCATGGTGTTGGTCCTTATCGTTCGTCGGTGGTGGATGTTTTGCCGCTGCTGTGCAAGCCGAGATCGCTGATGCCGACCCCGCTGATGCCGAGCATTTCCTTGCCGGTGGTGGTGTCGGTGATGGTGTAAATGCCGCGCTTGCCTTCATAGGCCAGCTTGTCGCGGAATACGGCGACGCGGACGACGGTGAAGCGGGCCGAGTTGGTGCTGGAGTCGGCCAGGCTTACCGGGCTTGCGTTGTGTCGCTGGTTGTAGTCCTGGTCGTGCTCGTCACAGGCGGACAACACGGCGACCGCGACCGCGGCAATGATGATCATGGCGAGGAGCTTGAAGGTTTGCATGTGTTGCGCTCGGTGGATGGGCGACCGGAGCCGCCCTGGTTGAAGTTAGGCGTGAGCGGCCTGCGGGATCGGGCTGAGGCGTGCCTGCTTGGCGTAGTGGCTGATCAGCAACCAGGTGATCAGGGCGCCGCCGGCGATGGCCACCGTTACCAGGAGGAGGACAAAGGCCACTTTCTGGTCGTCTTTGTCGCCGCCGAACAGGTTCGAGACCTTGCCGAAGGAGTCCGGCACGTTGCTGGCTGCGCTGTAGAAGTTGGTGCCGGTAGCGAACAGGTTCCAGGCTGCGGTGCCGATGGCGGCCATGTTGCGCTCGCGCCAGGCTTCGATCAGCGAGTGCACGGTGATGACCAGGCCGGTGCCGAGGGCTGGGACGATGATCAGGAGATACCACAAGCTGACCGCGGCCTCGGCGTACTCCTTGGGCAGGAAGCCGGTCGCGTAGCTGGTGAACACGCCGACCAGGATCAGCACGGAGCTGAAGCCGACTGCGGCCTGAATGGCGCCGCACCAGGCGAGGACGCGCATGAATCCGCCGAACTCTTTGGTTTCGCGCCAGATGGAGCCGACAACCTTACAGTTCCACCAACTGATGCCGAGGTTCAACAGCGTGATGCCGATGAGGATTAGTGATGCCAATTTCCATTTCCTTCTGAGGTTGCCCTGCGGCCGGCAAGGCGTCGGTGTTGATTAGCGGTAGTGCGTGAAGGCCAGCACCTGGACTTCGGGGTTTTCGATGCTGAGGTGTTCGGTGAGCAGGCCGGCGACCTCGGCGAACAGCTCGGGGCTGGTATCGCATTCGGTCATGTCGATACCTTCGCCGCGCTCGTCGACGGACTTCGCCAGGACACGGCCGGCGATGATGTAGTTGCCGCTCATGCCGTCCGAGATCACGCAAAGGCCGTTGTGGTGATGGATGCCGCTATAAGCGCTGTCTTTGTACGGCTCGAGCAGGTCTTCCTCCTGCTCCTCGCTGAAGTGCTCGTACTCGAGCTTTACGCCGACGATGACGTAAGTGTTGCTTTGGACGCTCATGGTGCGGATCTCCTAGCAGTCTGCGAAATTCAGGTTGTCGAAGTAGTCGGGCCGCCCGCAATTGATCTCCTCGGTCGGGTAGGTCTCCGCGAGGATCAGTTCTGCGGCCTTGGCCAGCGATGTCTCGGCCAGGGCGAGGGCGTAGTTGATGTGGCGCATGTGTTTCTTCTTGCGCGCCAGGAACGAGCCGAGCGCCTCCTTGGGGGTCGGGTAGCAGAAGCGCCGGAGCGAGTCCTTGAGAACGAACTTGCGCACGTTCTTGATGGTTGCCGGCCCCCAGTAGCCGCCGATGTAGTAGTCACGCACGACCCAGTAGCCTTTGGGGGTCTCCTGGACGACGACGTAACGCTCGCAAGTGAGCATGACGCCTTCTTCCTCGGCGGTTTCTCGGTAGCGGTAGTGATCCGGGCCGAGTGGGGTCTTGATGATCATGCGTGGTCGATCCTGGTGGGTGACGGCTTAGCAGTCGTTGTTCTTGCGCTTGTCGTCGTCGCAGCGCTGGCTCGAGGTGACGACGGGCGGGATGACGATGGTGCGTGCCGGGGCGATGGTGGCCGGACGTACCACTGGCGCGGCCTCGACGTGTGGCGCAGGCGCAGGAGCCGCTGGGCGAGATACAACGGCCGGGCGGGAGACGATGACCGGGCGAGCGACAACAACGGTCACGGCCTGGGCCTGGGCGGCAATGCCAAGGGCGATAAGGGCAAAGGCGACGCTTTTCATGGATCTGGCCTCAAAAAGAGACCGCCCGAAGGCGGCCAGGTTGGGTAAGCGGGTAATTACTCAATTGAGTAACTAGGTAATTGGGTAGCTAAGTAAATGGGTACTCGAGTAATTGAGTACCTACTTACTTGAGTAACTGGGTAACTGAGTACCCGGGTACTTAATGAATGCTGACGGCGGCGGCGGCGACTTCGATGGCGCTGATGGTCTCCAGCGCCAGGTTGCGCTCGGCCTGGGTGCTTTCGCCGGCGAGGATGCGCTTGGTCAGCTCGGCGAGCATCTTGGCCTGGGCCTGAGAGCGAGCGGATGCGGCCTTGTGGCGAGCGACCTGGGTGCGCAGCTTCGCGTTGTCCTGGGTAGCGCCGAAGTATTCGCCGGCCAGGGAGATGCCTTTGATGTTGAGGCGGACGATCTCGGAATTGGCCGCGGCCACATTGTCGAACTGCTCGATGGCCATTACGCCGACATTGCCAGCCAGGATGCCGGCCAGGAGATCAGCCGGGATGGTCTCGGCTGGCTTGGAAGCGTGCGCGGTTTCGCCTGCTTGCTGGACGGAGACCTTGACGCCGGCGTCTTTGCCGAGGATTTCTTTGAGAGCGTCGGCCAGGGCGTTAGCGAAAGGGTGCAGGGAAGCGGACGATGCGGACATAACGGTATTCCTTTGGTCTTGGTGGGTTCGGGCCGCTGCTTGCGTCCCGATGGCGCACACTATATTTACCTGTGAGGTATATATCAAGCGTTTTTAGTATGTTTTTTTACCGCGCGGCGATCCCGCGAGGCCCGCGAGGGTATAGCCATCGCAAGGACCATCGAGGCGACGACGCAGAGGATCCTGGCGAGCGAGCTGTCGCTGAGGAGCCTGGTGATGATGGCGGTGAACACGGTCGAGACCAGGATGGCGACCAGGAGATAAGGGAAGGCGTGCCGGAGGTCGGCGAACAGCTCGCGGAGGATGTAGCGGATCGAATCCGCGGCCCGCCTGGTCGCGCTGTGGACGTGCAAGCCTTCGCCTTCACAGTTGGGGCAGCCGTAAACGCCAAGGGCGTCCTGGTCGAACGGGTAGCGGCAAAGCGGGCAAGGGGTCTCGGTGACGGCGGTCATGCGGGGGTTCCTGGTGGCTGGATACGAAAACGCCAGGCTGATTGGCCTGGCGTCTTATCATCGCAAACCGCCATTCGGCGCGCTATAGAAAATTACCCTTTAGGTGCATTTGTTGACTTTGACTGACGAACTCGCAAGGGAAAGTGTTTACGGTGTTTCGCGTATTGGCGGCGCGATGAGATAAGGATCCATCCGCCCTGGACGGCGACCCGGTAGGGCTTGTGCTTGTGGACGTGCTCGACGTGCTCGATCTTGGTCGCGTCGACGATGGTGCCGCGGCGCACCTCGATCATGTCCGGGTTGAACTCCATCAGCGCCTTGATGGTGGTGTCGAGCAAGTGCTGCTTGCCGTCCAGCATGAGCGCAAAGACGTATTTGTCGCTTGCCTGGTAGGCGACGACCTGGCTGCGGTCGATGTCGATGCGGTTGCGGCCAATGACCGAATAGGGCGCCTGGGCGACGGTGCGGGCGAATTCGTTGTGAGCGCTGAGGGTCATTGGGTCTCTCCTTTTAACTGGGCTTTGGTGCGGCGGATTCGTGGGGTTTTGGCGGACAGTTCGAGGTAACCAGGGCAAAACCTGATTGCCGCGGCATGCGCGCTGCGGTAGGTGCGACCGATGCGCTGGGCGGCATCCCATGACGGGACGCCTTCCTTGCGCAGGCTGACAAAGCGCTCGGCGTCCGCTCGAGTGATCTCTCGGCGGTTCTTCGGGGCGCTGGCCTCGAAGCCGTTGCTCATTCGCCAGCGCAGCGTTTCCGTCGCAATGCCGATGCGCTCGGCGTGGCGTTTGATGGTGTCGCTGATACCGTCGATCTCGACGACCCTGGCGGCATTCTTGTTCGGCCAGGTGAGGCCCATCGTCTCCAGGATGTCGGCGAAGCTGTAGCGGTTGAGCCCCAGCAACTCGGTGGCGACGCTGCGCGCGGTGCCTTTGGCGTGCAGCTCGCGGATCTGCTGCTCGAGACTCATGGTCATTCCGCCTTGGTCGTGGTGTAGGAGGGGGAATATTCCACCTCGAGGTCAAAGATCCCCTCGCAGGTATCGCACTCGAGGCCCTTGGCGCTCTCGTGGCGGTCGTCGGTGCTCTGCTTGGTCGCGCAGTACGGGCAAAGGATGTCGTCGGTGTACCGGCAATCATCCTCGGAGTGTTCGGCCTCGGCGGCGGCTGCCAGCGCCTCGTCGCGGCGGATCTTGTCCCGGGCGGCCATGCAAGGCTTGCACATAAAGCCGGTGCCGGTGCCCCAAGGGGTCTCGGTGAGGTCGCGACGGTGGGTGCGGCAACCTTCGCAGACGTTGTGCTTGTCGCAGACGATGTAACTCCACTTCTCGCCGCTTTCTGTGCACTTGGCGCAGCCAGATACCCAGTACCAGGCACCGTCGATGCGATCCGCAAACAGACCTTGCTCGGGCGCCTCGAGGCGAACTTCCGGCAGCGGGTTTGCCTTGCGGCTGTTGTGCCAAGCGTCATTCCAGATGCAGGTGTGACCGCTGCGGGTGCGCTGCTCGGCGGTCCACTCGCCAGGGATCTCGGGAATGAGGATTTTTGTGTCTTTGCTCATGCTGCTTTGCTCCTGGTGGTTAGCGTGCCGTGGCGGTCCAGCGGACCCGGCCAGTGGTGACGCCTTCTTCCTTCAATTTGCTGTCGATCAGCTCGGACAGGTCGCGGATGTAAACCTTGCCCTTCGGCGTGAAGGTGAGGCTGTCCTCGAGGTCGTCTGCGCGGACCTTGACGACCCACAAGCGCGGGTTGCCGTTGTGCTGGCCGCGGATCAGCGGCCTGCCGGTGGGGTTCTTGGAATCAAACTGGACGATCATTGAGAGCTTTCGCTTCCTGCCGGAGTTTGGAGATGCAATTAAGCGCGGCGCGGTAATCGCTGGTGGTCAAGCTGAAGGTCACGTCGCGGCAACCAGGGCGCTCGAATAGATAGTGATTCTTGCGCGTCTTGCCGACCTGCCAGCCGTTGTTTACTGCGAAGGTAATTACCTTTTTCGCCCCGTCTTTTACCCCGTTAAAGCCTTTCATTTGCGTGCGCCCTTCTTTTTCAGCTTCGCGTTCAAGTCTTCAATGACCTGCTCAGCTTCGATCAGTCGCTCCATCAGGAGGAGCTGTTTGGTGGTGTTGGTGTCGATGCGAGCCTCGGCCCGCTTGAGCGCTTCCTCTGACAAGGCCAGGGCGGTCGCCATCTTTATTGCATTGTCCTGGAGGAGCGTGATGCGGCGCAGAAGCCCGCGGTTGTTCGCTTTCATTGCGTCGGCGCCTTGTTGGTGAGCTGTGCCACGGGTTTACCTCATCGGTTGACGTGGCGCATCTTATTTACCTTTGAGATAAAGTGCAACAAGGAACATTAAAAAGAATTCCTTGCGGTTTTTGCCGCGCCGGTGGTCGTGACAAAACCATTGGCTACATGAATACAGACCTGATTTCCCCCGAAGACCAGACGCTGCTGAACGCAGTCCCTGGTTACCTGAGCATCACGCAGATGCTGAAGGCGACGCCCGCCGTTGAATCGGGTGAGCGCTTCATTTACCTGGAAGCCTCGAACGAGTCGGTCGACCAGCAAAACGAGGTCGTCCTGGCGAAGGCGCTGTCGGACTCCTCCGACTACTACCTCAAGTTCGGCAACCTGGACATCGACCACTACACGCAGATCGGCGCGCGTTCGGGCATCCCGAATTACGAGCTGTTCGAGATCGGTCGGCCGGTATCGGTGACCGTGCGTGATGGCCGCACCTTCGTGAAGGGCCAGATCTACTCCGGCGCCGGCCCGGCCGCTGAGAAGGCCAACGCCTTCTGGTCGAGCCTGACCGAGCTGAGCCCGCCGGCGCGCTGGTATCCGTCCGTGGGCGGCGCCGTGATCAGCAAGTCCGTCGTGATCGACCCTGAGACCAGGGGCAAGCGCGCGGTGATCAACAAGGTGCGCTGGTCGAACATCGGTTTCTCGAAAACGCCCGTCAACGCGAACCTCGCGACCGTTTCCACCGTGCCATTCGGTGCGCTGGCGAAGTCCTGGAGCGCTGACGGTTTTGACTTCGCCAAGGCAATCGAGGCGGGGTATGGGACTGATTCCGCGGCGCTCGCCGGCGGTGGCGCGCTGCGCAAACAGTCCCTGGAAGGCGGCGTCATGTCCTATTGGGATTTCCGAGACGACCTGGCCTCCCGCATCCGCTCTGGCGAGGTCAAGAGCTACAAGCCCGCCGAACTGGTCAAGGTTGCGCAAGCACGCTACGGCATGTCTCCCGACATCGCCGCGGCTTCTGTTGGGCGCTTCCTTGGTGATCTTGAAAATGGTTTGAGGAAGAACAACCGATGAGCTTTGAAACTTTGTTGGGAGACCTGCAAGCGCTGCACGACCAGCGCGAGCAAGTAATGGCGAAGTCCCTGGCGTCCGATGGTGCCAAGGATGACGACAAGATTTCCGGTGCTGCGGCTGAAGCCGGCGCCACCCTGCCAGAAGGCGGCGCTGCTGCTGAAGGCGGCTCTGAAGGTGGTGCTGAGGCCGGCGCTGCTGCCGCTGCCACTGCTGCCGCTGCTGCTGCCGCTGAAGGTGGTGATGGCGACGAGAGCGACGAGCTGCCGATGGGCAAGTCCTTCATGTACGACGACGAGGGCAACCGGATCGAAGTCGTGGACGCGACCGAGATGGTCAAGTCGCTGACCCTGCGCTTGGAGCAATCCGAAAGCGGCGCCGAGAAGGCAATCGGCATGGCGGTCGACCTGATCAAGTCTCAGGCCGCTGACCTGCTGAACCAGGGCGCAATGATCAAGTCGCTGGGCGACCAGGTTGCCGCTCTCTCCAACCAGGGCCGCGGCCGCGTCGCTGTCGTGTCGATGGCTGAAAAACCTGGTGCGACCCCTATGGCCAAGGCCCAAGAGCCTGCCGGCCTGCCCCCTCAAGAGTTCATGGCGAAAGCCCTGCAAGCGCAAATCGCCGGCCGCCTCTCAGGTCGTGACGTTAGCGTGGCTGAGGGTTACCTCCAGAAGGGTCTGGCTGTACCGGCCGACATTGTTAACCGCGTTTTCGCTTCTTAAAGGACTGATTCCATGTTGAATCCTGCAATTCTTCCAAATGCCGCCGGTAGCCAAACCGTTACCGGCGAAATGGGTATGGGTGATGTAGCCGAGATGCGCAAAGCGCTCGAAGCTGGCTACGGCACCGACGTTGCCCAACTGCAAGGCGCTGGCGCTCTGCGTATCCAGTCCCTTGAAAAAACCATGATGGCGACCATCCAGGAGAACAAGCACTTTGCCTTGTTCAACGAACTGGCCAAGTCGAACGCCACTGCGACCGTGGACGAATGGACTGAACAGTCTGGCGTCGGCGGCTTCCTGGGCGGCTCGACCAACTCTGAAGTCGGCACCATTCAGGGCGCTCAAGGTCAGTACAACCGCCGCGTCGGCATGGTCAAGTTCCTGATGACCCGCCGTGAGGTGTCGTTCGTTTCGACCCTGCAAAACTCCATCGTCGAAGCTGAAGCGGTTGAAGCGCAAAACGGCGCTCTGCAACTGCTGACCGACGCCGAATACCTGAGCTTCGAGGGTGACTCCGCTGTCGTCCCTACCGAGTTCGACGGTATCGGTGCACAGATCGCCAGCCTGGACTCCGCTGACCACGTTCTCGACGCCGCTGGTGCCGAGCTGAACTCGATCTCCCTGATCGACCAGGCCGCCTCCACCATCGCTGGCTTCGGCAACTTCGGTACGCCGACCCACCTGTTCATGTCGCAGCTTACTCAAAGCGACTTCAACACCCACCTCGACCCGGCCTTCCGTGTGTCGCTGACCGGTGGTAGCCAGGAACTGATGATCGGTGCGCCGGTTAAAGGTATCAGCACCTCCTGGGGTGACATCAAAACCATCCCGAACGTGTTCATCCGCGACGAACGTCAACAGGCTCCATTCGAGACCCTGTACCCGGCGGTCGCTGCTTTGAACGCCTTCAAGCCGAACGCTGTGGCTGCCGTGGCTGCTGCTGGTCCTGCGGATTCCAAGTGGAACGGCAACCATGCCGGTAACTACTACTACGCCGTCGCCGGCGTGAACGCTGCCGGTCAGTCGCAATCCCTGGTGACTGCTCAGGTTGCTGTGGCTCAAGGCGGCAAGGTCACCCTGACCATCGACGCCTCGATCCCTGGCACCGAGACCGGTTATGTGATCTACCGCGGCCGTAAGGGCGGCACCAACCAACTGACCGACCTGCGTCAAATGGTCCGCATCCCGCGTACCGGCGCGCAAACCGTGTTCGTCGACTTGAACCGCAAGATCCCGGGCACTACCAAGGCGTACATGCTCAATATGTCCGCCGGTAGCCAGGCGATCACCTGGCGTCAAATGCTGCCGATGACCAAGTTCGCTCTGTACCCAACTGCCTCGGCGGTGATTCCTTGGGCTCAGATGCTGTTCGGTTACCTGCGCATCGGCAAGCGTAAGCACCACTGCATCATCGAGAACATCGTGCCGTCCGGCGCGCTGTGGCGTCCATTCAGCGACTAATCGCTGGCTGATCCTGGCGGGGGCTCATAGCTCCCGCTTTTTTCGTCTGATTGGAGAAGCAACATGGCTCTCGACAAAGAAACCAAACACCGCCTCGCGGTCGCACTGGCCAGCCTGGAAGCCTCTGAAGCGGTCGCTGCGGCTATCGCTGCCGGCGCCACTGGCCCGGTCGACTCCGTGGCTGCGCTGGCCGCGCAATCGGCGTTTACCGCCGCTGCTACCGCCGGTGGCGCAACGCCGACCGCCACCAACGTCAACGCCTCCGTCGATGCGCTGGCTGGTCTCGTTCATACCCGCCTCGGCCTGGTGGAAGCCAAGGTCAACGCGATTCTGACGGCGATGAAAACCGCCGGTCTGATGTCCTAATAAACCCAAGGGGAGAAACCCATGCCGCTGATTCTTTGCACGCTCAAAAACGCCTCGACCAACATCAACGGTGTCGAGTTCAAGCAAACCGAAAAAGGTTTGATCTCGGCCAACGTCGACCAGGATGTGGCCGATTACTTCGCCTCGATCCCGGGTTACGAGGTGATCAAGGCTCAAGGCAAGGCCGCCGACAAGGCTGCTGACAAGCCTGCTGAAGATGACGCCGGCAAGGCGTAACTCCTCGCGGATATGCAAGAGCGCCGGGCCTGTCCCGGCGTTTTTGTGTCCGGTCGTGATGCCAGCATTCAATTCAATGTGACCGCCGAGGGCGACCCGTGACTATTTTTACTGACCAAGCTGCGGCTATCCAGGAGCTGAAAACCGACTACCTGTCGACCGCTGCCGAGACCTACCTGGGCGGCAAGATCCCGTCTGACAATGGCCTGTGGCGCAAGCTGCAAGCGGCTGAGGCTGAGGCCCGGCGCAAACTGGGCGTGCCGCTCGAGCCGACCATGATCTTCGCCTTCGAGCCGAGCCAGGCCGAGATCGACGCGCTGGCCGGCAAGCCGTACATGGTCGAGCCAGGCTATGACATGGAGCCGACGTTCTTCGGCTCGCAGTCCTGGGGCGCACTGATGCTGCGTCAACGCCCGGTGATCGCCATTGAGTCGATGCGCTTCGTCTATCCGTCGATGTTGACGACCATGTTCGAGGTGCCGTCGACCTGGATTACCGTCGACAAGAAGTATGGCCAGGTCCAGATCGTGCCAGGCCCTGGTGTGACGAATGCCCCGGTGTCCGTGTTCACGCTCCAGGCGGTCGGCTCCGGCACGCGGATCCCGCATATGATCCACGTCCGCTATCGCGCTGGCCTGGACTGCACGCAGCCGGAAAACTTCGATGTCGTCGACATCATTATGCAGATGGCGGTGCTGCGGACGATCAATGACGCCTTTGCGCCGCAATCCGGCTCGATCTCGGCGGACGGCCTGTCGCAGTCGGTGTCGGTGGATATGTCGAAGCTGCAAGAGGGGATCGACGACCGCCTGGCCGACCTCAAGCAAAAAATCTGCGGCCCGGTGTGGGGAGTGCTCTGATGCGATTCTCCGCCGGCAAGTTCAACAGGCTGCTCAACAGCATGGGCCAGGACTTCGGATGGCGTCGCTCCTACGCCTGCCCGTGCATCAACCCGAACTCCGGCCAGGCCAAGGCCAATTGCCCGAACTGCGCCGGCAAGGGCCGCTTGTGGGCTGCCTCGGTCCCGGGCAAGGCCGGCATCGTCAGCCGCGAACAGATGAAAAACTTCGCCGCCTTCGGCATGTGGGACGGCGGCGACATCATGCTGTCGATCCCTTGCGACTCCCCGCTGTACGCCATTGGCCAGTTCGACCGAGTGATGGCCAGCAACCGGAGCGAGCCTTTCTCGATCAACTTCACCCGCGGCCAGGGCGACCTGGTGCGCTTCCCGATCCTGTCGGTCGAGCGTGTGTTCTGGATGGTCAACGACGTGCCGCGCGAGGCGGATCCGGTGACCATCCTGCCCGATGGGCGCATTCAATGGGGCGCCATCGCGCCGCCGGTGGGCACGACCTTTTCCCTGACCGGGCGGCGCACGCCGGAATATTTCTGCTACCAGGAGCTGCCGGCGGATCGCCCGATGCAGTTCGGCGACCCACTCCCGCGCCGCGTGACCCTGCGCCGCTTTGACCTGTTCGGGCGGTAATCATGGCCAGCTACGGCGTCAGCGTCGACCTTTCGGAACTGCTCAACCAGAACTCAGGGCTGATCCAGCAACTCTATCCGCTCCTGGCGCAGGCTGTGGCGTCGACCGCCGAGATGGGCGCCTACCAATGGAAGGATTCGATCCACAAGGCGCACCTGTGGGAAAAGGAGAAGGCGGAATACGTCGAGTCGATCAAGTGGAAAATGACCGGCTCCTACTCGGCCGAGATTTACTCCGACTACGAAAAGGCCCACCTGATCGAGGATGGTCGGCCGGCGTATGACCAGAAGCGCGCGCTGCTGACCTCGCAAAAGACCCGGGTCGTCAAGAACGGGCCGCGCCGGGGCATGCGTTACCTGATCATCCCGTTCCGCCATAACACGCCAACGGACAGCGGTGAGGGCGCCCTGGCACCGCAAATGCCGCCTGAGATCTATGAGCTGGCAAAGGATCTGAAAGCCTCGAGCATCCTGCCGGCCGGCACCGTCAAGGCCAAGACCAGGCTGTCGGCCTCCGGCTACGTCGTCGCGCAAACCTCCTACTCCTGGGGCGACCAACTGCCCGCGGGGCTGATGCCCAAGCTCAAGGATCACCACAAGAGTGACCCCTATGCCGGCATGGTGCGCTTCAACACGGCGCCGAATGGCTCGAAGCTGAAGAAGTCGGCCTACCTGACGTTCCGAATCATGGGTGAGTGGTCGCACGGCTGGATCACCAAGGCAAAACCAGGGCTCAAGCTGGCCGACAAGGTGGCCATCGACCTGCAAAAGACCCTCGAGGATAACGTCGGCCAGGCTGTGACCCTTGGAATGCTTCGTAAGTGAGGAGTCGTGACGGGACACTGATCGCATGATTTATTTCGTGCAATCCCTCGACATCGGCAACGCGATCCGCGTTCTCCTCCGGCCACCTGCTGGTGCGACCGAGTGGCGTCTGCTGCGCAAGGATACCGACGACTTTTCCGGCCACGACGACCCGTCCGCGCTGCTGGTGCACCAAGGCACCGAGACAGCCGTGATTGACGTGGCCGGACTCTATAACGGGCTGACGGTTTACTACCGGGCCTTCTACCTGGTCGGCGCGGTGTGGATGCCTTCGGCGTCCGCTGCCGGCAAGGCCGACGCAACCTTTACCGACCTCTCCGCGGATCCGCTGACGGTGGTGCGCAACCGCCTCGACCTGGGTTTGCAGGTCTATGTGGACCGCGGCCTGCTCTCGCACTCGACCGGGCATATCCCGGTGATGACCGCCTCGCCACTGATGGAGGAGACCCCGCTGCCGGTGGTGACCTTGCATGTGGCGGCCGACTCGAGCTCGGAGCGCTTTATCGGCGACGTGCTGGGCGGCGACACCTTCAACGCCCTGGCGAACGAGTGGGAGTCGGTTGAAGGCTACCTCTCGCGCTGGCAGTTGACGATTGTCGGCTGGTGCTTGAACGCGGATGAGCGGATGACCCTGCGCGCGGCGATGAAGGCCGTGCTGATGGGCAACCTGGCCGTGTTTGACGCGGCCGGAATGATGCAGGTCGACATCCAGATGTCCGACACCGAGGACTTTCAGTCGTACTCGGCTCCGATCTACATGGTGTCTTGCACCTTGACTTGTGTGGCCTCGTCGATGGTCAGCGGTATCGACCCAGCCATTCGTGATGTTGTTGTGAATCCCCTTTGAACTCAGGAGTTTGAAAATGGCTAGCGCCAAAGACCAAGACCCTCAAGAGCTTGCCCCGCAAGAGCACGCCCCGAAAATCATCGAGGAGCAAGGCGAGTTCGCCCTGACCCTCGAGGAGTATTGCACTCGCGTATCGGTCACTGATCGCCGCGTCGAGCTGCTGAATGCTTTCGCAAAATCCGAGATCGCCGCCGGCCACCGCAAGGATGTCGCGTCGGAGTTCGACCGCCGTTATGTGGCTTTCGCCAATCAACCGGCATAACCAGGAGCTGAGCTATGTCCTTCTTCTTTAATGGTCGCCTGTGGACTTCCCCGGCAACCGTCAGTGCGGTCGATGATTCGGCCATGTTCAACCGCGGTCTCAGTGTCGGCAACGTCCTGGCTATCATCGGTCGATCCGATAGCGGCAAGCCGTTCGAGATCCAGCGCTTCGGCAACCCTACCGAGGCCAAGGCGCTCGGCGGTGAGGCACTGAAAGCGGTGCAAAAGGCGTTCGATCCATCGGCGCAGGTCGGCGGCCCGTCCGAGGTCGTGTTCATCCGCGTGAATACTGCCACTCAGGCCAGCCTGGTCCTGAACAACAGCGTCGGCGGCGCCGTGATCAACCTGGTGTCGACCGACTACGGCCTGAGCACCAACAACATCCGCGTCAAGATCGAAGCCGGCTCGGTGAGCGGCAAGAAGCTGACCACGCAGCTCGGCCTGAACTACTTCGCCGCCGACAACGTGGCGCGCAACGCCTTCAGCATTCAGTACGTCGGCGCCGGCGCTGCTGCGACCATGACGCTCAACGGCACGACCCTGACGCTGACCGTCGACGCCGCCACCGTGGCGACCATCGACCTCAACAGCTACAAGACCGTGCAGGATCTGGTTGACCGTCTCAACGGCGTCACCAGCTTCACCGCCTCGGTGGTGGACGGTAACGGCGGCAAGGCGACCCTCAACGCCCTGGACTTCGTGACCACGCAGAACGTCAAGACCGCGGCCTTCACCGTGACTGCGACCCTGCAAGCCTGTATCGACTGGTTCAACTCGGTCGCTGAAGGCTTCGTGACTGCGACCCGTGCGGACAACGCCGGCCTGCTGCCATTGAACATCCCGTACACCTACCTGTCGGGCGGCTCCGATGGCACCGTGACCAATACCGAGTGGCAAGCGGCGTTCGACGCCCTGCAAGCGGCTGACGTGCAATGGGTGGTCGGCTTGTCGCCTCTGGCTTCGGTCCACGCGATGGTCGATGCGCATTGCGCGTATATGTCGAACGTGGCTCGCCTCGAGCGCCGCTCGATCAACGGCACCGATGTCGGCACCACTGACGCCGATGCCATTGCTCGCGCCAAGGCATTGAACTCGGATCGCGCCTCGCTGGTTCATATCGGCTTCTACGACTACGACGCCAACGGTGTCTGGACCCTGTTTCCGCCGTACATCCTGGCGGCGCAGATCGCCGGCGCTTTCGCCGGGGTTAACCCTGGCACGCCGATGACCAACAAGTCGCTGAAGGTCGGCGGCCTGGAGCGCAAGCTGCGCAACCCTACCGACACGGATCAGTTGATCAACGGCGGCATCCTCTGCGTCGAGGAGACCAACAAGGGCTTTAAGGTTGTGCAGTCGATCAGCACCTGGCTGAGCAACGACAACTATAACCGCGTCGAGGTTTCGTGCGGTGTGGCCCTGGACTTCGTGGCGCGTAACGTCCGCGAGGTACTGGACGACCTGCGCGGTGCGAAGGGTACGCCGCTGGCCCTGAGCGATGCGGTTTCTCGCACCGACTCGCGCTTGCGTGAGCTGTCCAAGCCTGAGCCGGTCGGCCCGGGTGTCCTGGTCGGCGACAAGCTCAACCCTCCGTACAAGAACATCACTGCCTCGCTCGAGGGCGACGTGATCATGGTGACGTTCGAGTGCTCCCCGGTAATCGGCATCAACTATGCCGCGGTGGCGATCCACGCCGTTCCGTACTCCGGTTCTGCCAGCTTGTAAGCGACAACGATGTGAAAAAAGCCCCGGCCTGCGCTGGGGTTTTTTTATTCATTCGCCATTCGGTCGTGACAGCACAGTGAAGGCTCTACGGCTTCACCTTTGAAACGACAGGAGGGACATCAATGTCCACTACCAACATCAAAACCCGCTCCGGCAACCGGGTCGTCGTGATGTTCGACGGCAAGCAAATCGGTCTGGTGCAAAGCGTTCGCATGAGCGACGACTACGGCCCTGAGCCGGCCAGCGGTATCGGCGACATCCATGTGGTCGAATACGTGCCAACTCAGGCCCGTCACACGATCTCCGTGTCCTCGATGGTGCTGTTCCGCGGCAACATGCGCGACGCAGGCATTACCGCCATCGACGGCGACGACATGCTCGAGGGCAAGATCTTCGACATCGTTACCCTGTCCAAGGATGACGGCACTGAGATGCGGAAATACATGGGCTGCTCCTACGCCTCTGGCGATGTCGAGGTGCAAAAGCACGCGATCATCGTATCCAACGCTCAGTTCAACGCCCTGAACGTGACCGGTTCGTCGATGTAAGGAGCGGTCATGCAAATCCTCAAACCTGACTTTCGACGCGGCTTCGTGTTCGACCTGCGCCTTTGGGCGCTGCTGATCCCCGCAATGGTGATCCTGTCGACCGACATCCCGGTACTGCTGACCTTGCTGTACTCGATGTCGGCCATCCTGGTCGTGGTCGCGATGGCGCACAGCATTCGCCGCGTGCTGTTCCACTACATCGACCTGGGCGAGCTGGCGCGCAAAGCGTCTGAAACGCCTGGGGGTGCGGCCCTGATTTTCCTGGGGGTTTGCATCCTGATCGCCTTCATCGTGCTGTCGACTGCGCTCTGGATCTCGCGATGATCCCGGCCCTGGCGCAGGTCTACCTGCCGATGCTTATGGCTGTGACGACCGCGCTGTGGCCGACCATGCCTGACCCCGCACTGCTCGCTGCTCAAGTCGAGCAAGAGACGTGCATTTCCCTGAAGCACTCCAAATGCTGGAATCCCCGCGCCGAGCTCAAGACTTCGCGCGAATACGGCTTTGGTTTGGGCCAACTGACAGTGACCCCGCGCTTCGACAACTTCAAGGAGTCGAAGGGTTGGGACAAAACGCTGGCGGGCTGGACCTGGGAAAACCGCTACGACCCGGAGATGCAACTGCGCGCCCTGGTGGCCTATGACCGCAACTTGCATCGCCAGGTAAAGGCCGCGGCAACCGCGGACGACCGGATGGCGTTCACCTTTTCCGCCTACAACGGCGGAATGGGTGGCGTCCTGAAGGATCGCGTGCTGTGCGGCAAGACCGCAGGCTGTGATCCGGCGAAGTGGCTGGGCAACGTCGAGCACACCTCGTTCCGCGCCAAGACATCCGTCAAGGGTTACGGCAAGTCGTTTTTTGCCATTAACCGAGAGTATGTCCACAACATCATGGTCGTGCGCTCGCCTAAATACCGGGAGGCACTGTGACCGCTCTCATCGCTGCTTTTAAAGCTATTTGCCGGGCCTTCCTGCCGGCGCTGGCGTACCTGCTCATGCTCCTGATCGGTCTCGGTGCCGGGTGGGAGCTGCGCAACCTGGAAGCCACGCGCGACCAGGCGCAAATGACCGTCGACCAAGGCAATCGAATCAACGAACTCAAAACTGCCGCGGACGACAAGCTGAAAGCCGCCAACGACGCCCTGCGTGACCTGAAGATCGCCATGCAAGCGGCGGTCGACAAAGCCCTGGCGGACGGTGACCAGGCGACGGCCGACCTCGCGCTCGAGCTGCAACTGGCCCACGAAAAAACCCGAAAACTGAACAAGGAACTTCGCGATGCAAAAGCGCGCGCGGATGCTGCTGGCCGCCCTGTGTGCAACCTCTCTAATGAGTGGGTGCGCCTCTACAACACCCCTCTGCAAGCCGGAGGTGGTGACCGTTACCAAGCGCAAGCCGGCGGCTCTCCTGGTGCGACCGGAGGAGCCGCTAACCCTGCTTTCGCCCAACAAAACTCCGGGCTCAACGAGTGGGACGTTTCCGACCTTCACGCTGAAAACGCTCGACGCTGGAACGCCTGCCGTTCGCAGCTCAACACCCTGATCGACCTTGAACAAGGAGCGCACTGATGACAACTCCAGTTGAAGCCGCCGCTGCTGCCGTCAGTCTCGACACTGGCGGCGACCCGGTACTTGAAACCATCAAATGGCTGAGCCTGGCCATTGCCGGCCTTATTGCCGTCTCTGCGCCGCTGCTGATGCTGCTGCGCAAGGTCAGCTCTGCCGGCGCAGCCAACTCCAGGGACGCGGCCGAGTCGGCGCTGTACGCCAATTTGAGCGAGCAACTGTCCTCACAAAAGGCGCAGCTCGCCGAGATCTACAAGGCGCACAACGCCCTGGTGCTCGAGCACGGCCGGACCTTGGCCAGGGTGTCGAAGGTCGAGGAATACGAGGTAACCATCGACGAACTGAAGGCCGCGCTCGCCGCGAAGGACGACAGTCTGGCGGTCAAGGATGACGAGCTGCGCGCCGAGCGTTCGCACAACCGCGAGCTGACCCGCGAGATCAGCTCGCTCAAGGATCGCCTGGCAAAGCTCGAGCTGACATTGGCCGAGGGGGACGCGAAGGCGATGCGCTCGCTGCTTGATTCATACGGCTCGGTCCATCCGCACGGGGATCGCACCAATGTCTGACGTTTTCGACCAAGCCTCTGAGCTCGAGGAAAAAGAGCGCACCAATCTGATCGCCCAAGCTCGCCGGCCTGTGCCGGCGGGCCTGGCGCCGTATGGCAAGTGTCATTTCTGCCTGGCGCCGCTGGGCGATGACGTTCGCCGGTTCTGCGACGGCGATTGTGCGACCGACCACGAGCGCGAACGCGCGGCCAAGCTGCGCAACGGCCGCAAAACCTAACAGGAGCTCCAATGCGTAAGCCTGCTGATACTGACTTTATGCTCGAGGTGCCGGACATCGGCACCTTTCGCTTTGGCCGCCGGACCTACGGCGACCGCCTGAAAATCCGCTCCGAATACCTGCGCCTGACCCGCGAATACGGCGACATCGACCCGGACCTGGCGACCCACGCGGCCATCGTCGCGGCGCACAAGGTTCTGTGCGTCGATGGGCCGGAAGGTTGGGAGGATCTTGAAGCCATCGACATGATTATGCGGCCAGATGCGGAGGAGGGGATTTTCGCCCTGTACTTCGCGCTGAAAGCTAAGGAGGACTCTTTTCGCCCGAAGCCAATCGAAATCGGCGAGGCGGTCGGGCCGGATACTCCATGACACCTACAGTTTCTGGTTCCGCCGGAAATATCAGTTGTCGCCGCGTGATCCTCGATTCCTCGAGCTGACCGCGGAGGAAGTGGAAGCCGAGTTTTGGGCGCACCACTACGCCGACAACTCGGGCAAGGGTGAGGAGTTTGAGGATGAGGACTTTGACCTCGCTGAAATTCTCAATGAAGTGAATGCCAACGCTGGCGACGATGACGTGAACACCGCGGCCGACGATGCTGACGAGTGGGAGGATGTGATTAATGACCGGGCCTAAGATCCCTGTAAGTGTCGACGTATCTGGCGTCAAGCGCGAGCTGGCCTCGCTGGATCAGATGGTCGTCAAGATCAACGGGCGTCTCGGCTCGGGCGAGGTCGGCATCGACACGGCTGAGGCCAAGCGCGAGCTTGAGGATCTGGCGAAAACGGCCAAGACCCTCCAGGAGTCGCTGGATCAGATCGGCGCCGGCGGCCTGGGCGACCTGGGCGCCGATGAGGTGGCGCTCGCCCTGCAACGGGCTGCTGATGCAGCGCAGACGATGGATGCGGTGCTCAGGCACACCGGCGGCGGCGATGGCCTGGGCGGCATGGCGAACAATGCCAAGGCCGTCGACGACAACCTCAAGCGCGCCACTCGCACGCAACAGATCCTGGCCCGGGAAGGCATCAAGCTCTCCCGGCAACAGGCGCTGGCGGCCAAGGAGTCGTTCGACAAGCTGAAGGACTCCGGCGCACGCGGCACGCGCGTATTGCGCACGCAGGAGTTCGACGACTGGGTGGCTGACGGCTGGCAAAACTACTCGGTCAACGACCGGGAAGCGGCCCGCCATCGCACGGAAGTGTTGCGCCGCACGGGTATCGACGTGCCGGCCGGGGCGCCGGAAGCCGAGCCTGATGCAGCACCAGGATCGCCTGCCGGCCCTGGTCGACGCTTGCCTGGTGGTCTCGGTCGTCGCGCTGGGCGCATGAGTGGCGCGGCGGCGGGTGCGCTGGGCGGTATCGCGGCCGGCATGATGGGCAGTGGCGACGGCGGCCTGTTTAGCGCTGTGGGCAGTGCGGCCGGCACCAGTCTCGGCGCAGCGGCCGGCTTTATGCTGGGCGGGCCAATGGGCGCGGCCGTGGGCGCCTTTGCTGGGCAAGCGCTGGGCGGCGCCGGCGGCGTGCTGGATGGCGGCGTGCAAAAGGTCGGCGAGGAGGGCTCGACCTATACCGACCTGCGCCAGGCGCTCGGGGCGACCTCGGTTGACTTCGACATGCTGCGCGGATCGGTGCGGCACTTTACCGATGGCCTGGGCCTGGCCTACAACGAATCGGCCAAGCTGGCAGCCGAGTTCGCGCGCACTGCCGCGCTCAAAGGCGAGGATGGCTACACTGTCGGCCGCGAGATGAAAACCTCGGTCGGCTTCGGCCGCGGCTTCGGCGTGTCGCCGGGTGAGTCGGTCCAGTTCATGGCGACGATGCGTCACCTCGGCGTATCCGGCGGCGACCGCGACAACCGGCGCCTGGCCCTGATGATTGGTGAGGCGGTCAACCGCGGCGGCACGCAGGGGCGGATGGGCGAAGTCCTCGAGGCCATTCAATCCTTCGCCACCTCGACGGCCCGCCAGTCGCTGACCGCGCCCAACGTCGGCTCCTACACCTCCTTTATGTCGTCGATGACCGGGCTCAACCTGTCCGGCATGAAAGGCGACCCTAATGCGGCGGCGGTCACGATGGGCGCAGCCGATGCCGCCATGCGCCAGGGCGGCGCCTTTGGTGAGGCATCGCACAACTTCAGCCTGGGCCTGTGGCAACGCACGATCCCTGGCTTCAACGCGCTCGACATGGATTACGTCAATGAGCAAGGCGCGTTCGGTAGCGTCGCCAACGCCTTCGGCAAGGATTCCCCGGCCTACAAGATGGCAGCGCAGCGCCAGGACTACGGCAAGCTGGCCGCTTATGACCGGATGACCATTGAAGGCGGCGACAAGTCGATCCTCGAGCACCAGATGGGCGCGCTCGAGAAGCAATATGGCAGCAACACGGACGAGCTGCGCAATGCCATTCAGGCGCATTTTGGCGTCGGCGCCGGCCAGGCGTCGGCCTTGTACCAGGCTTATAAGTCGGACGGCGGCCTCGGCTCGCTCCAAAAGGAGCTGCGCATTGCCGGCGTCGACACGGACAAGATGAACACGCGCCAGATCGCCTCCTTGTCGGCGCTGTCCGGGGCCGACCGTGGCGCGCTGACCAGCCAGGCCGACACGCTGAAGAAGCTGACCGGTAGCGAAAAGCTGACCGACAACGAGACCGCGAAGCTCGACAAGGCGGTGGCGAACGGGAGTGACGAGGAGCTGCGCAAGGTAGTCCTGGGCCTGACTGCGACGCATGACACGTCGACGGATGAAGGCGACCAGGTGCGCAGGCTCCAGGCGGACATGAACAACGCCATGCAGAAGCTGGCGACCGAGCTGATCCCGCTGACCATGAGCATCAAGGAGGGCATCGTCGAGCTGGTGCGCCTGGTCCCGACCGGCTCCAGTTCCAAGTTTGTGCGCAAGTACGACGAGGAGCAGGACAAGCTGCGCCTGGAGGGCGAGAAGGCCGGGCGAATGGACAACGACCTGAGCACGCTGCGAACCAAAATCGAGGGTTTCAAGGAGGACACGCCGGAGGTTCGCAAGGAGAAGGGCGAATCGCTGTCCTCGCTCCTGGTGATGCGTGCTGCCGCGGAAAAGCGCGGAGCCGACACGAGCGGGTTTGATTCCTCGATCAAGGCGCAGCAGGAGTCGATCCGTGCCGGGTCGGCGGAGGGCAAGCGCGACCTGATCGAGGAGCACAACAAGCTGGCGGCCGAGCGCAACCGCATTGCCTCGGTGCCTGGCAACTATTCGATGTATAGCCCGGAAACTGGCCAGGCGCTGACGGCCCCTGAGCCGCAGGAAGCGCGCCGGGCGCGTCCAGGCATGGAGCTGAGCGAGGACGAGAAGAAGTTCCTGGCCGAGACGGATCGCCTGATCGGTGCCAAGCCAGGCACGTCGCAGGCGCAGATCCAGGTTGAGAGCGGCAATGACCCCGAAGCGGTTTCGCCGGCGGGTGCGCGCGGCCTGGCGCAATTCATGCCGACCACGCTCAAGACCTGGGAGCAACGCCTGGGGCGCAAGCTCGAGAGCCGCCAGGACCAGCTCCTGGCGCATCGCCTGCAAATGCAGGAGAACATGGAGACCTTTGGCAACGTGCCGGACGCCCTGCGCGCGTACAACAACGGGCCAAAGCGGGATAAGTGGAACAACCCGGAGACCGCGGCCTATGCCGGCAAGGTCGAGGCAACCCGGGAAATGCTGGCCGATAAGGCGCAGTACAAGCCGGCGCCGAGCAAGTCGGAGCCGGTCGTCGAGGCGGTGGTGTCCAGTGCTAAGCCTGCGCCGGTCAAGCCGACCATCATCGAGGTGGAAGCGCCAGGCAAGGCCGCGGCTAAGCCAGTGCCGAGCGCCGACCCGGCGCCGGCGAAGCCTATGCCGAGCGTCGATCCATCGCTGGCCAAGGTGCCGGCCAAGCTGGCGCCGGTCGAAATGCCAGCCGCGTCGCCGGCGCCGGTCCAGGCCAAGATCCCGGAGGAAGCCAAGGTGCCGAGCATCAAGGCGCCGCCGGCGGATCGCGACGAGCTGGATGGGCGCGTGCCGAAGGGCACGAACGCGAACATGAACCCAGCGCCGCAAAGCATGAACGTCAACGTCAACGTCGGCGGTCAATTGCAACAGGTCGACAGCGCTGGTCGTCCGGTCGGCGCAGACATCCCGCTGACCCAAACGTCGGCGCCGCGCAGCTATGGAATGCCTATTAAATGAAAGCCTACCTCCCGAAAATCCAGGTTCGTCTGGTCAAGGTTATCCGGCGCGACCGGGTGACCGCTGACCTGGCCGCTTCAATGAGCCGCTACCAGCAAAACGACGGCTTTGAGCTGACCGAGCTCCTGGGCGAGCTGGGCGGCGTGCGCCTGGTCAAAAGCGTGCACGAGCCCGCCGGCGGTTTCTCGATCACCCTGGCGGACCAGCCGCTGGCAAAGCATATGGAATCGGTTTATGCCCTGGTCGAGCCTATGGACATGATCGAGATTCGCATGGCGCACGACCCCAGCGACTACGCCAAGCCGAACGAGGGGTACTCCCTACCGATTGTGATGCGCGGTCTGGTCTCCAGCGTGACGCGCAACGAGACGATGCAGGGCGGCAAGCCGATGCGCTCGGTGACCATCTCCGGCCAGGACTTCGGCAAGATCCTCGAGATTATTCAGATTTTCTATCTGAATAACTCGGCGGTCGGCGACAACATCCTGAGCGAGCTGGCGTTCTTCCAGAAGTATTCGTCGAAGGACGAGGCCAAGATCAAGCCTGCCTCGCAGTTTGTCCTGGACATGGTGAAAGGGGTGATGTGGCCGTACCTGGCGCGAATGCTCGCGGCCTCGAAGTCGGAGGAGGTCGGCGCACAACCGATTTCCAGCCTGGGCGTGCAAGCGTCAATCATGGGCTCGATCTCGCCTTATACCGTGGCGTCGATGAACAACGTCTCGCTCTACCGGATGATGTCGACCCTGCTCGATGTCGGCCCCTTCAATGAGCTGTTCGTGCGCGACGACGCGGATCACGTCACCCTGGTGGCGCGGCCGGCACCACTGCGCACGCCGGCCGGCGCCTGGATTCAAACCGCGGCGGACGGCACGCCGGCAACCGCTGAGTTTGTCGACATCACCTCGGCCGACGTGATCGCGCTGAACCTGTCGCGCAGTGACGCGGGGGTGGCCAACTATTACTGGGCCTCCAACACGCGCTGGACCCTGATGCACAACGAGACCGCCAAGAGCCTCGCGATGACTGGGCCGGGCGGCGACTATGTGATGTTCGACTACCCGAACTCGAATGCCTCCTTTTATGGCGTCCGCAAAATGGAGATCGACGTGGCGCTGGGCCATCCGGCCTATGCCAACTCGGACGGCGCCGGCATGAGCAAGCAACCGATTGAGACCGGCAAGATCGGCAATTGGCTGCACCGCCAGCGCACCATGCTCGCGGAGATCAACAAGGACAACGTGATTTTCGAGTACGGCTCGATGCGCCTGCGCGGCAACGAAAAGATCAAGGCGGGCATGTACCTGCGCCTAACGCGCGGGGTCGGCGAGGTCGTCTCCGAGTTCTACGTCACGCGGGTGGATCACGATTTCCAGCCGTTTGCCGGCTTTTTCACGACGGTCACGGTAGAGCGCGGCACCTCGTTTGCGTCGCGTGCGGCGGCGGCGGTTCCGGTGTACCTGGGCGAAATTGACGCGGGTGGAGTTTCCTGATGCTTGAGATGGTGAGAATTACCGCGGCCCGACCTGAGTCGAACGCCTGCGATGTGGAATTTATGGCTGATGGCCGGCGCGTCTCTGGCGTGCAAGTGGTGGGTGGCTGCGCCGGCACCGACTTCGGCTCGAGCGGCCTGACCGGGCCGCAGGTCGAGGGCTATGGCCAGGCCAACAACGGCGCGCGCGACGTGTATGGGGTCGTCGGCTTCATGGGTAACCATCCGGTGATCCTGGGCTTCGTTTACCCGCAGGTCGCGCAAATGCTGTTCGCCGGCAACCGCAAGACCTACCGGCATCCGTCCGATGTCTATGTGACCATCGACGACAACGGCAACACCGAGCTGGCGCATCCGTCCGGCGCCTATGTGCGGATTGGTGAGGCTCCGGCGCACGAGGATCTGACCGGCCAAGATGCGGATGGCATCTGGAAGATCACCAAAAACACGGGGCGCGCAGTGCACATTCATATCGAGCAGGCCGGCGGGGTCGGCTCGATCAACATTGCGCCGGACGGGGCCATCGTGAACAAGTCGGCGGTGTCGATCACCAACGAGGCGCCGCAACTGATCTTTAAAGGCCAGGTCACGCAAACCGGCGGCACGTCCAGCCTGGTCGGCCCGGTCACGGTCACCAACGATCTCGTCGCATCCGGCAAGAGCATGGTCGGACACACGCACACCTCCAGCGCGCCAGGCAACCCTACCTCGCCGACAAACTGACGGCTTGTTGCGGGGTGGTCGTGACAGCAATGTCGTGGCATGGCTACCCCAAACCAAAAGGCCGAAGCTCGGCCGATCTCGTTCATGTTTCACAATACGGCGACGAACGACGCCCCCGTCAAGGTTGATCTGGTCATTAGGCCGGAGGATCTGACGCGGCCCGAAACCTCTCGAGCGATGGTGCATCAATCCCTTGGCGGTGCCTGGCTGGACTCCTGGGGCGAGGGCGTGCCATCGGTGCAAATCTCCGGCACGACGGGCTGGGGCCAGGGCGACCGCAAGGACGGACAAGCCGAGTTCCTGAATCTGCATGAGCAGATCTTCAAGCGCTGGCACCTGGAGCGCGAGAGCGCGGTCAAGAACGGCTTTTCCCCGGACAAAGTGAAACTCATTTTCGCCGATGAGCTGGATGATTTTATCTGGGTCGTGGCGCCGATGAACTTCACGCTGCGCCGCAACAAGTCGCGCCCGCTGCTTTCGCAATACCAGATCAATCTGTCCTGGCTGAGCGATGGGGTCGCTGACCTGGACGCCGCCAAGCAAGCTATCGCCGACCTGGCTGCCTCGACCTCGCTCAAGAAGCCGCTCGGCTTCCTGGATCGGGTGAAGGCGTCCCTGGCTGGCGCGCTGCACACGATCAAAACCTTCGCGACGATGGTCAAGGGCAAGATCGGCGACTTCCTGGGGCCGATCAAGCAAGCCTTTGCCGACTTCACCTCGCTGACCGCGAGCGTGCTGGAATTCGTGCAGGGCACGATCTCGGCGGGCATGGGAGTGGTGACCGAGCTGACTGGCGGCCTGTTCAACATGGCCACCAACTTGTGCCGCGGCGCCTCAAACGTGACCAATATGTTCTCCTCGATCATGTCGATCCCCGACCGGATCAAGTCGGAATTCTCCCGGGTCAGCGCCGCCTTCACCAACGCCTTCTGCGTGCTGCGCAATGCGTTCAAGGGGCGTCGGCAACTGCCGAACCTCGACGACCTGTATGGCGCTTCGACGTGCTCCTCGACGGCTGGCGGTCGCCCGATCTCCAAATATGCCAACGAGAACCCGTTCCCGGTCTTCATGCCGGTCCAGCAACGGGCTGCCTCGATCTCTACCAGTGCCGCCAGTTCGGTGACCAGCCTGGTGAAGCTCGACACGGTGCTGGCGCCGATGACGGCCAGCGAGATCGGTGAGCACCTCTCTGTAATTAACAGCGGGGTGATCCTGGCATGAATTACGACCTGGCTCCTGGTGTCCGCAACGTCCCCATTCAGTTCGGCGACACGCTTCAGCGTCTGTCTCTGCGCGAGATGGGCGACGCCTCGCGCTGGGTCGAGCTCATTACCCTCAACGAGCTTCGCCCGCCGTACCTGGCCGCAACGGCGGCGCCTGGCGTGCTCGCCTATGGCGACCAGATCAAGATTCCGGCCCCGGGCGGCGGCGTCTCGATCAATGCCAGCGCCGACGACGTGCTCGGCTGCGACCTGCTGCTGAGTGATCGTCGCCTGACCGCCGTGAACGGCGATTTTGCGGTGGTCTCCGGCATCAAGAATTTTTCGCAGGCGCTGATCATCCGCGTAACAACCGAGAAGCGCGAGCTGGGCTTTCACCCTGAGTTCGGCTGCTGGGTGCGCTCGCTCCTGGGCGACATCGGCGGCCAGCGCTCCGTGCGCCTGGCAGCGTTCTACGTCAAGTCGGCGCTCTCTGAGGATCCGCGGGTCGCGTCCGTAACGTACTGCGAGGCCGTGATCAACGGCGACGCCATTACCGTCAACGCGACCGTCAACCCTATTACCGGCTCGCCGGCCAATATTTCCCTGGTGGTGTAATGGCGTTTCAACTCAAGGACTTCACCAGTATTGCCGCGTCGATGGTCAACTATGCCAAGGCGACGCAGGACAAGCTGACCGACTTCAATATTGGCTCCGCTGCGCGGACGATGCTCGAGTCTCCGGCCATCGAGATCGAGGAGCTGTATCAGCAAATGTGGAACGGGCTCAATGAGTCGATTCCCATTGCCGTCTTCAATTCCTTTGACTTCCCGGCCCTGGACGCCCGCAACTCGACCGGGCGCGTAAGGATCTACGTCGCGCCATCGGTCAACCCGGTGACGATTGCCGGCGGCACCGTCTTCACCACGACCGACTCCAGCTCGATCAGCTTCGCGACGATTACCGACGCCATCATCCCTGGCGGCTCGAGCTTCTACGACGTAAACGTGGTCGCGGTGGTGGCGGGCTACTCGGGCAATATCGCGCTCGGCACCGACTTCATCGCCTCGCCGACAATCCCTGGCTACGTCAATGCCGAGGCCATCAACGGATTCGTCGACGGCGCCGACGCCGAGAGCCTGGACGACCGCAAGAATCGCTTTGTCGAGTACATCTCGACCCTTTCGCGCGGCACTACCGCGGCGCTGCGCTATGGCGCGAAAACCGTCCAGCTCCTGAGTCCGACCGGTCTCGTGCTCGAGGCGGTGCGGCAGGCGGTGGTGATTGAGCCCTGGCTGAGCGACGACCTGGCCACTCCTGGCTTGATCTACCTGTACGTCTATAACGGCGTCGGAACGGCGAGCGGCACCTTGCTCGACCAGGTATCGAAGGTGATTGACGGTTACTACGATACCAACGGCAAGCCGGTGCCAGGCTGGAAGGCCGCCGGCGTCAAGGTGATCACAGCCTCGGCGGTGATCGTCAGCGTCAATGTGACCGCGACGGTGACGATTGACCAGAACTATGACTCGGCCGCCACGCTCGCCCTGGTCTCGGCGGGGATCGTGAGCTATCTCGCCAGCCTGGACATCGGTGCCGACGTGATCCTGTCGGAGATCGTCGCGCGCGCCATGCAGGTCGATGGTGTCACTAACTTCCGAATGACCGTGCCTGCGCTTGACGTGGCGATTGCTGAGAACGCCAAGGCCGTCGCCGGCACGCTCGCCATTACCGAGGCTCCATAAATGGCCCGCCTGACGGAAAAGCTGCTGAGCTATATGTATACGGCGCTCGACCAGGATCCTGAGCGCTTTGTGGCGTTCCGGGCCAGGCACGCGACCGGCGTCTTCAGTTATGCGGTGGTCGATTACGACGTGACCTGTTACGTCAACGGCGTGCAAGTCCTGGCGGTCAGCCTCAAGGACAACACGCTCAAGGAGCTGACCGAGAAAATCGGCTCGCTCAACGGCATGTCGATTGTCTACAAGGCCGAGCCGGATGTGATGGATCTGTCGGCGTGCGTGCTCATGGAGGCCAGCGGCGCGCAGAATCAATCGAATGGCGACATCTGGTACGGCTATGCCTCGCTGCTCTGGATCTACCTGGAGAGCACAGGGCGCGAGCTGACGGATGCGCGCATCGCGATTGACGCCATGATGGCGCAACTGAGCGTGCGCACGGCCGAGAGCGAGTGGCTGGACTACTGGGGCGAGCACTTCGGCGTGCCGCGCATTGGCACGGAAATCGACCCGACCTATAGCGTGCGGATGATTACCGAGATCCTGCGCCCGCGCGAGAACAACAAGGCGATGGAGGCGGCGCTGTTCGAGCGCTTCGGCCAGACCGCCACGGTGGTCGACTCGCCACGCTCGAAAGGCCAAACCAACCAGTACAACGGGTTTTACCCGCACAACGGCTCGCGCATCTACAACGGCACCAGTGACCTTTATTACGGCCTGTTCGACGTGGTGGTGGCTTACGACCTGCTGAGCGCCGCTTCGCCCAACACCTTTGCAAAGGACGTGAAGGCGTTCCTCGAGAAGTTCCGCGCGGCCGGGACAAACCTCAACTCGCTGGCCCTGTCGGGCGGCGCCATTACCGACACTTACTCGGGAACGATTACCGAAAGCACGACGCTGGCTATCAGTGTGCCCTCTCTGGCGGACACGGTGACGGCGCCATCCGAGACCTTCCCGGTCATGCCGGTCTCGCTCGCGATCCTGGCGGACACCTTCACGCCGGGCACGGATTCGACCAGCGCGACCATCAGTTACAACACCTTGTACAACTCCGTTCGCTTCTTCGACGGCATTGCCGATTACAACTCCGGGAGCGACGTGCCTGACGCCTGGTCGTGACAGTAGCCTCGTGGCATCTGCTCATTTTTAAGGTGTCGCCAGGATTATGAAATTCAACGACCAGCTCGAGGACCGCCCGACCGGCCGCCTGCGCGTCACTGTGATGCGCAATGGCGAGGTGATCGAGGAGATCGACGAGCAAAACCTGATCGTCGACGTCTCCAAGACCATCCACTCGCGCCTGCTCGGCGGCTCCACGACCGGCAAGTTCGTTACGACCATCGGCTTTGGCACCAGCGGCACCACGCCGGTCGCCGGCAACACGACCCTGACCAGTGCCTTTACCAAGGCGCTCGATTCCGTCACCTACCCCGCCTCGAACCAGGTGCAGTTCAACTTTTCGCTTCTGTCCACCGAGGCCAACGGCAAAGACATCCTCGAGTTCGGCCTGCTGACCGGCGACTCAAGCCTGTTTGCGCGCCGCGTGCGCACGGGTGTCTTGAGCAAGCAGTCGGACATTTCCCTGACTGGCTCCTGGGTTATCACTTATTAATCGGAGCTTTTAAATGGCTAACCTCGTCGAGACGGGTGCATATGATGCTGGTGTGTACCAGATCGAAACTGCTGACCCCGTTTCTGGCGGCGCCCTGGGCATCGCCAACAAACCGCTGATCAACCTGGCGAACCGGACGGCCTACCTCAAGGCGATTACCGACCAGATCTCGGCGGGTACGTTTACCCTTACCGGTTATGCCAAGGTCAACAGCCAGGCATTTACCGGTACGCCGACCGCGCCGACCCCGGCGCTGGGCAACAGTAGCACCTCGCTGGCGACCACGGCCTTCGTCCAGTCGACGGTGGGCGGCTACCTGTCCAAGTCTGTCGCCGGCGGCTCGAACGTCACGCTGACCGCGGTTGAAGCGGGCAACGCCCTTCTCAACTTGACCGGTGTGCTGACCGCGAACATTGCGGTGATTGTGCCGACCGCTCCAACGGGTTGCTGGGTGGTCCGAAACAACACCAGCGGCGCCTTCACTGTCACGGTTAAAACCGCGGCCGGCACTGGCATCGCCGTAACGCAGGGAGCCATCTGCGAACTGTGGTGTGACGGCACCAACGTCAACCTGCAACAGACCGATTTTGTCAGTCCCGCCTTGACCGGCACGCCGACTGCGCCGACTGCTGCGCCTGGCACCAACACCACGCAGATCGCCTCGACGGCCTTTGTCGCGGCCGGCCTTGCGCTCAAGGCTAACGCGGACGATGCGGCCCTGACCGGCGTACCAACTGCACCAACCGCAACACTCGGCGACAACACCACGCAGATCGCGACGACGGCCTTTGTCTACGCTGGCCTGGCACTCAAGGCCAACCTGGCAAGCCCGGCCCTGACCGGCAACCCGACCGCACCGACGCCGGCACTTGGCGACAACGACACCAGTATTGCCACGACCGCCTTCGTCCAGGCGACGGTGGGCGGTTATCTGTCGAAGTCGGTGGCTGGCGGTGTGACTGTCACGCTGACCGCGGTCGAGGCGGGCAACGCCATCCTCAACCTGACCGGCGCGCTGACCGCGAACATCGCTGTGGTTGTGCCGACCTCGCCGACTGGCGCCTGGATCATCAAAAACAGCACGACCGGCGCTTACACCCTTACGGTGAAAACTGCTGCCGGCACGGGCGTCCTGGTGACACAAGGTACGACCAGCGACGTGTGGTGCGATGGCACCAACGTCTATCTCCAGCAAACGGACTTCACCAGTCCGGCGCTGACCGGCGTGCCGACCGCCCCAACTGCCTCGCCAGGCACCAACACGACGCAGATCGCTTCGACGGCCTTTGTCGCGGCCGGCCTTGCGCTCAAGGCTAACTTGGCGAGCCCGGCGCTGACTGGTACGCCGACCGCTCCAACGGCGGCACCAGGCACCAACACCACGCAAGTCGCGTCGACCGCGTTCGTTGCGGCTGGCCTGGCGCTCAAGGCGGACCTCTCCGGCCCGACCTTTACGGGCGTGCCTGCCGCGCCGACTGCTGCGCCTGGTACGAATACCACGCAGATCGCGACGACCGAGTTTGTGGCTGCTGGCCTGGCCCTGAAGGCTGACCTGGATGGCGCTGCGCTGACCGGTACTCCGACCGCGCCGACTGCTGCGCCGGGCACCAACACGACGCAGATCGCGAGCACGGCTTTCGTCTACGCCGGTCTGGCTCTCAAGGCCAACTTGGCGAGCCCGACCTTTACCGGCAACCCGGCCGCCCCTACGCCGGCGACTGGCGATAACGACACGAGTGTTGCCACGACGGCCTTTGTGCAGGCGACAATGAATGGTTATGTGTCTGTGTCGATTGCCGGCGGCGCTGGCTCGACCACGCTGACCGCGGCGCAATACGGCGTCGGCATCATCAACCTGACCGGCGCCATCACTGGCGCGCGCACCGTTGTCTTCCCTAACTTGCCGGGCTTGTGGGCTGTCGACAACAACACCACGGGCGCCTACTCGGTAACCCTGAAGACTGCGGCTGGCACTGGCGTCGTCATCACGCAAGGTATGGCGACCTCGATCTACGGTGACGGCACCAACATCTACCTGCAACAAACGGACTTTATCAGTCCGGCGCTGACCGGCACGCCAACGACCCCAACTGCCTCGCCAGGCACCAACACCACGCAAGTCGCCTCAACCGCATTTGTCGCGGCGGGCCTGGCCCTGGCCGTGCCTCGCGATACCGCGACCGGCGCCGCGACCATTCCTTCCGGCACGACCGCGCAACGACCGGCGAACGGTGTGGGCAAGCTGCGTTTCAACTCCGACCTGGGGCGTCCAGAAGTCAACAACGGCACGACCTGGGGCTCGCTCGGCGGCGCCACCGGCGGCGGTAACGATGCGGTTTTCTACCTCAACGATCAGACCGTCAACAACGACTACACGATTGCCGCGACGCAAAACGCCATGACCGCCGGCCCCATCGCCATTGCCAACGGCAAAACCGTGACGATCTCGTCCGGCGCCGTCTGGACCATCGTTTAAGGAGTTAGAGCATGAGTATTTCCATCCCCGGAACGGGGGCAATGACTCTCCCGTCCGGCTCGGCGCTGGTGGCGGAACCTGCGCAGTTTGACGCAAGCCTTCAGATCGCCTCGACCGCCTTTGTGCGGGAGGCACTGGGCAACCTGCCGGGCGACCCGCTGCTGTACAACGCCAACACCACGCTGACCGCATCGCAGGCGGGCAACCTGATCCTGATTGGTGGCGCCTACCAGATGACCCTGCCAACCCTGGCGGCGACCGTCAATGGCTCGGCCTTCACCTTCCTGTTTACCGGCGCTGGCGGCTCGATCAAGGGTGCTGGTTCGGAACTCATCCAAAGCGTAACCGGGGCCAACGTCTACAGCGCGTACATCGGCGAAAAAATAACCATCGTTAAGCGCAACAACGCCTGGTATGCCTCCAGCGGCGGCTTCGGCACGGATGGCTTCCTCTCCAGCATTGGCGCTAACGGTTACCAGAAGCTGCCGAGCGGTCTGATCATTCAGTGGGGCGTGTTCGTATCGAGCGCCTCGGCTGACACGAGCGTCACCTTTCCTATCGCGTTCCCGTCCGCCTGTAGGTCCGTCACCTTGGGGCCGATTGCTGGTACTCCGGCCGCGTACATCGCAACGCTGACCGGTAGCGGCGGCACGACCACTGGCTTTGTGGCCGGCTGCTGGACAACCACACCCACAAGGGCCGGCACCTCCGTTTATTGGATGGCCATTGGCAACTAAGGAATCTTTATGAGCTTGCTTAAAGCAAACGCGGCCCAGCTCGGTCAGTCCGGCACCGCGACGCAGAACTTTACACTGGATGCCACGGCCGCCGATGGCACGATGAAACTGGCGCGCGGCAACGCTGGCGCGACGACGCAAGACATTTTGACGGTGGACGCCTCCGGTTTTTTGAGCGCAGTGCAACCGCCGGTGCAATTCGATACCAGCCTCAAGTTGGCGACCACTGCATTTGTGAAGTCTATGGGCTTGACCTATGGGGGTATCGTTACCCACGCAGGGACCGAGGCTATTCTTGCTGCTGACATGGGCAAAATGCACTTTACGAGCGCCGCTGGCGCAACCACTCTTACATTGCCGGCTGCCAACACTGTTCCTGTAGGGACAACCTTCACGATTATGGGATCTGCTAGTGGTGTGGCCACCATTCAGCGCGCTGGCGCAGACTCCCTTTTGCTGAATGGCTCGGTCTCAACGTCAGTTACCTGCGGTAACGGCGACTTCCTGACCTTTACCACGGCCAGTTCCAGCCAGTGGTACGCCTTCGGATCTGCGCAACTAGGCAGCTCAACAGCCTTTGGTTCGCTGATGTCTGCTAACGGCTACCAGAAGCTGCCGAGCGGTTTGATTATTCAGTGGGGCGTAAAAACTACCAGTGCGCTCTCGACGACATACACCACCGACGCAGTGACCTTCCCTATTGCATTCCCTACCGCGGTTTTGGGTCGGACTGGTTCATTCGGCTCAGGTGCAGGCGCGAGCTGGCTTTCCGTCACCCTGGAGGCATCTGGAACGCCTCTGACTTCCATGAATATCAGGGCCGCCAGTGGCTCCGCGCTCGCAGCTCAACCGTTCAACTGGATTGCCATTGGCTACTAAGGAGAGATTCATGCTGTTCACTTCCAAATCCGCCCGCACCTTCTACGACTCCAACATCAATACGACCATGCCTGACGACGCAACGGAAATTAGCGCCGAGCTGCATGCCGAGCTGATGGCCGGTCAGACCGGCGGGAAGGTGATCGAGTGGAACAAGAAGGGCGTGCCATTCCTCAAGGACGCGCCGCTGCCGACCGCTGAGGAGCTGAATGCGGCTGCTCAGGCCAATCGCGACGCCGCCTATCGCGCCGAGGCTGACCCGCTGTTCTTCCAATACCAGCGCGACGAGATCGAAAAACAGGTCTGGCTCGACAAGATCGTCGAGATCAAAACTCGCTTTCCAAAGGTGTAACCCATGACGATTTCCTTGAGAGCGGACGGCGCCGGCACTTACGGCGCCATTCAATTGAACGGCGCTGACCGACTGACGCTCAATGCGGACGGCACGCTGAGCGGCAGCACTGCCCCTGCGCAGTTCGATGCGAGCCTCAAACTTGCCACGACTGACTTTGTGAAGCGTGCAGCCGGCAGCATCAGCGGCTTTTCCGTCTTGAACTCGTCGCAGACGTTGACTGCCGCTCACTGCGGTCAAGTTATTGAGCTTTACGGAGCGACACAGCGCACCATCACTTTGCCACTGGTATCCGCTGTCGGATCTTATTCAAAGATCACGTTCGTCAACTTCAGCACCGTGACCATGACCATCATGTGTCAAGGGGCGGACAACTTCCTTACCTACGCTTCAAGCTCAAACAACGGCCTGGCGCTTCCACCTGGCGATAGTGTTGAGATCCATTCTTTCAACGGGTGGATTGTTACGGGCGGCTCGTATTGCTTGCGGTACTCGTCGCAGCAGGGAGCGCTCATTGCCGGATCTGGCTATCAGAAGATGTCGAGCGGAATCATTTTCCAGTGGATGCCGGTTACCACCACGGTTTTCAGCAACGGCTTCAACTACGCCACGCTGCCGCTTGCTTTTCCAAACGCCCCAATACATGTGGCGATTACTTCATCGCCTGCCTCCTTGGGCTCCTTCGGCGCGGACGGCTACAGCGCCACGCAGATCAGGTTTACCAATAGTTACTCCGGGGCTCAGTCAGGCTACGCCTTCATTATCGGCTACTGATTTACGCCATAAAAAGCACAGGGAATAACCATGACAATTTTTGTTTCGGCCTCGCACAAAGGCTTTTATGACGATAGCGTCCATGAATCGCGGCCGGCTGACGCGGTGCCAATTGATCGCGATGCTTACCTTGAACTGATCGCCGGCCAGGGTTCCGGCAAGAAAATCGACTTCAGCGTGTTTCCGCCAGTGTGCATCGAGGTGCCAGTGGTGTACCCAACGGCGGCGGAGTTGTCGGCCAGGATTGACGCGCAAGTCGCTGAGATCTATTCAAACTGGACACGCTTCGAGGCGGAGTATGTGTTTCGGGAAGCGGCGGCGATCAAGTACCGCGATGCCGGCTATACCGGCGAGGCTGGCGTCTGGATCAGTGCTTTCGCTACCGCGGCCGGATTGGATCTCAGGGCGGCCTGCGACCTGATTCTGTTGCAGTCGGCGAATCTGCGTGCCGCACAGGAGACGCTGGGGGCGCTGCGAATGCGCAAATACGAGCTTGTCCCGCTCAGTGGCGTCGCCCTTCAAACCCGGTTTGACGAGATCAGCACGAACATCCGGCTGGTCAGCTATCAGATCAAGTAAACCTGGCTCACTTCGAGGATAAAAGGGTATGGGGATTCGCGTTTTGTTTAGCCGGCGCGCGCAGCCGGTCAGTCTGTTGATCCGCACCTTCACTTGGTCGGCCTGGTCGCACGTCGAGATCCTGGACGGCGAGGAGCTGATCGGGGCGGACATGCTGAATGGCGTGTGCGTGACCAAGCTGGCGCACCGCCTGGAGATCGCCAGTCATGCCGCTATCGTCGAGTTCCCTTGCGAGGATCCGGCGGCGGTGATCGCCGCGGCGCGTAGCGAGATTGGCCGGGGCTATGACTTCCTTGGTCTGCTCGGCCTGGTCACGCACCGACGCAACTGGCAAAGCAAGGACAACTGGTTTTGCTCGGAGCTGGTGGCCTGGGCCTTCGCCGCCGGCGGCTCGCCATTGTTCCGTGCGGACCTGGTGAATCGGGTGACGCCGCAGCATCTGTGGATGATCGCGGCGCCGATGTACCCGCTGACCGACCTGCTCGATCCGGCCTAGCGCGCCTTCTTGTCGTCCTGGATGGTGCTGAGCAAGGCGATATAGCCGCAAGTGTCCACCTGGCTATCGACGTGCCCTGGCTGGCCTGACAATCGGGCCAGCTTCAGGCCCGCCAGGAGGATGCAAGCCATCTCCCCGCTGACCACTTTCCCCTTCCTCAGAAGGCCGGCATTGCGTAGCAGGCCCGTCCAAAGGTCGCCGATGGCCTGGGCGCTGCGCTCCGGCCCGCCGTACTGATCCCGCCTCGAGCCCTGCACAATGGCGTTCGCCTGCTCGAGGACGGGGATGGTCTTCAATCGTTTGCTCATGGATTTTCTCGCAAAAAAAAGGGCGCCCCGGGGCGCCCTTGTCATATGTGGATATTGCTTAGGCCCGGGGCAGTGTCACGCCCGTCTGGCCCTGGTACTTGCCGCCGCGGTCGGCGTATGAGGTTTCGCACGTCTCGTCGCTCTGAAGGAACAAGAGCTGCGCGCAACCTTCGTTGGCGTAGATCTTGGCCGGGAGCGGCGTCGTGTTGCTGAACTCGAGGGTGATAAACCCCTCCCATTCAGGCTCCAGCGGCGTCACGTTGACGATGATCCCGCACCTGGCATAAGTGCTCTTGCCAAGGCAGACAACCAGCACGTCGCGCGGGATCTTGAACCACTCGACGCTGCGCGCCAGGGCGAAGCTGTTCGGCGGGATGATGCACTCATCGCCCTGAAATTCGACAAAGTTGCCAAGGTCGAACGCCTTCGGGTCGACGACCGTGCTGTTGATGTTGGTGAAGATCTTGAAGTCGTCAGCGCAACGGATGTCGTAGCCGTAGCTGCTGGTCCCGTAGCTGATCAGCTTCTGGCGCGCTTGCACATCGCCCATTCCTGTCGGCAACCAGCGCTCGCGTACCTGGCCAGGCTCGAACGGCATGATCATGCCCGCCTCGCCTTGTTCGCGGATCCAGCGGTCTGACTTAATTGACATCGGAGGTCTCCAGGTCCAGCTCAACCTGGTTCTCGTCGGCCGGCTCCTTGTAGCCGAGCAGGTCGCACAGGCCGCGGATCGCCGCTGCCACTTGCAGGAGCTGCGCAGCGGCCTCGACTTTCCACATTTCCACGGCGTCGAATTCTTCGCGCTCGGTTTGTTCGTCTTCGCTCAGCTCGCCGAAAAAGCTGATGCCGCGCAAATGGAAGTCCTTGGTCAGCTTGAACGACATCTCGCCATGCACCAGCTCCATGCGCTCGACCTCCATGCCTTTCTCCAGCGACTCATTGATCCCGGCGCGGGCATGGTCGAGGTTTTCCAGGTCAAAGCTGGCCTTGTTTTTCTCCAGCTTGAGGAGGCACGACTCGCCGACCTTGAAGCCGTCGAACGCCTCGCGGTTGCCGGCGATGTAGTTCTTGAGGCGAACGGTGAGGCCGCCTTTGACGTTGGCAACGTGAATGGTCTGCGTTTTGACCGAGCCGACGACCTGGATCAGCATGCTGATGACGAGCGCCGCGTGGTTCTTGTTGGTGGTGTTGACGACCAGGTACTGATCCGCGGTGAAGTAGAACGCGCGGATATAGGTGGTCTGGACGAGCGCCTTGGCCACGAGCTCGGCATACACGCGCTCTTTGATCTGCGCCTTGAGCTCCTTGGTCATTTCGATGCCTTCCTCCTCGACCGCCTTTTGCTCCTCGGTCACGGCGGCGTCAACCGACGCCTTGGGCAGGATTTTCTCGTCGAAGCGCACCAGGAAGCTCAGGCCGCCGCTGATTGGGGTGATCAGCTCGGCGGAGATCTTGTCAGGGACAAAGCCGGCGCGGTTGATAAAGGTCTCGCCAATCGGCTCGAACGGTTTTTCGGCCAAGTGACCGGCCAGCAGGTCGATGGCTGGGAGTTCGGCTTTGTAGACGATGGCGTTACGGATAATTTTCACAGTGCTTGTTCCTGGGTGGTGACGGGCGCGTGGTGGCGGCGTTTGGCTTCAACGATGAGTTCGCCGAGGAATTCATCGGTGAAATTTTCTTTGCAGACATCGAGGAAGTGCGCCTCGACCGACTTGCGTTTGCTCATGCGACGGGACAGGCCGAGCTGGTCCTGGAGCTTCTGCGACTTGCGCGAGAGCTTGACGATTCGTCGCTCAATCGCGGAAAAGCGGCTTGGGTCCATGTAGATGCCCGAGGTGGCGGCCTTGCGTTTGGCCTCGGTGAGATCCTTGCGGGCGTCCTGAAGCGCGCTGTCTGAGCGGCGTTTCTCGGCCAGGATCTCGTCATAACTGTGCGTTTCCGCGGTGAACTGCTCTCTTTGCTGCAACACTTCGATCAACCTCGGTTACTTCTTGTTTGTGGGTTTGCTGAGGCGCCTCAGAGGCGCATCGGCATTACGATATGGGTGGTGTTGCCGTCGTCGATGCGCAGGGCCGCGTTCTGGTCGCGGTACTGGATCGCGATGGACTCGGCGCGGACGGTGGCCAGCGCTTCGGCGAAGTAGACGACGTTGACGCCAATCTCGCTTTCGGTGTCGGCCTCACAGTCGATCTCGACGATGGACTCGGCACTGGTGTCGTTCTTCGCCATGACTGAGAGCTCGTTGAAGCTCCAGGTCAGACGGGCGCCCTTGAACTTGTCGTTGCTGAAAGGCTGGACCGTTTTGATCGCCTCGCGCAGGGTGGCCGTATCGACATTGATCGCCAGCTTGTGATCGGCCAGCAGGCGGTTCCAGTCCGGGAACTGGCCGTCGATCAGCTTGCAGTAAACGCGGACGGTGCTGTCGTCGCGCTCGCGGATACCGACCAGGCAACTCCCGATGTTGATTTGATCCGGGCGGATGGCCAGCAAGGTCTTGATGTTCGGCGTCGGGATGATGATTTTGAACGGCGGCAGCTCGGACGGCTCGCTGGCCATCGCCATACGGTGGCCATCGGAGGCGATGGCATACAGTTTCTTGCCGTCGCATTGCACCGCGACGCCATTCAGGAAGCGGCGAACATCGTTCTTCGCCGAGGCAAAGGCGACACGCTCGATCAGCGTCCAGGCTTCCGGGGTCAAGGCACCGCTGGCGCCGCTCATGTCCGGCATGCCAGGGTGATCCTGGTAGTTGAACGTCGGCAGGGTGGCACGGGTGCGGCCCTGCTTAATGAGCATTTTGCCGTCGTCGACGGTAATGGTCGGCTCGGACATCGAGCTCAGCGCTTGCTTGAAGCGCTCGGCGTCTACGCATACCTCGAACGGCTTGGATTTGAACTTGGCGCTGACCTCGAGGCCAAGTTCAAAGTTGCTACCGACAGCCTTGATGGCTTCGCCGTCTGCCTTGAGGGCCAGACAGGACATGATCGGCAGCGTGCTCGTGCGAGGGACTGCGGATGCCGCCAGATTGATTGCATCGCGCAGTTTCATGTTAGTTCGCCAGTTGGATCAGGGGGGTGCCTTCAGCGGCAGGGGATTGCGGCAGGTCGGATTGCTCCTGGCTGACGATGGCGCTCAGGTCGTGCGCCTGGGCCATAAAGATCTGCGCGAAGTTGGCGCGGATGTCGCGCGGGGTTGCTGGGTGAGTGGTGAGGAAAACGGCAGCCTCGACGCAGGCGGCAACGGCGACGCCGAGCGGCTTGCCGGCCAGAAGGGCCAGGATCTCGTCGACGTGAACGCCGACCTGTTGCAGCATTTCGGCCGCTTCAGGGGTAAGGGCGACTTGCTCGGTTGCCGGGGTGTTGACTTCGGTCATGATGCTTCCTGTTGATTAATGATCATTACGCACTCGGCGAGCAGGTCTTCCTGCTTGCCGTATTTGTCTTCAAAGCGTCGCGTCCAGGGGTGGACGGCTATCAGGCCGGGAATGCCAGTCCCGTCCTGGTGATGACCTGCGCAAAGCGGGAGCACTTTCATGTGCGCTCCTGGTTTGGTTCGGCCGTCAATATGGTGAATCGACACGACCGGGTTGAACTGCCCATCCTTGAGACAGGCAATGCAACCGATGGCCGCGACTTGGGAGTGAAAGCGCTTTTCAGCGGCTGACGGGTTCTTCCCTTTCATTGGTCGCTACCTTACAGTAATCTACCTCTAAGGTATATACCTAAAAGGGAATGTCGTCGTCAAAAGAATCAAAATCAGGCGACGGCTGGGGGGAGGGGTTGTTCTGGCGGCTCTGTTGCTGAGGGCGGCTCTGTTGGTTGCCCTGCTGCGGCTGGCGGTTGCCCTGGCCTTGCGGCTGGCTGCCATCTGCTGGACGACCGCCGAGGAGCTGCAAGGTGCCCTTCATGTCGACGATGATCTCAGTGGTATAGCGCTTTACCCCGTCTTTTTCCCACTCGCGGGTTTGCAGCTTGCCCTCGATGTAAACCTGGGAGCCCTTGCGCAGGTATTCGCCGGCGATCTCGGCGATCTTTCCGAACAGCGAGACGCGGTGCCATTCCGTCTTTTCGACTTTCTGACCGGTCTGCTTGTCGGTCCAGCTCTCGCTGGTGGCCAGGCTCAGGTTGCAGATCGCATTGCCGTTTGGCAGGTAGCGGACTTCCGGGTCTTGCCCGCAAGTGCCCACCAGGATGACTTTGTTAACGCCGCGAGCCATTGGTTAAACCCCGTTGATTTGTTTGTTCAGGATCTTTCCAGGCTTGAACGCCGGACGTTTGGAGGCGGCGAGCTTGATGATTTTGCCGGTGCGCGGGTGGCTGCAATTGCGCTCGGCGCGCTTGGTGACGGCGAAGGTGCCGAAGCCGACCAGGACCAGCTTGTCGCCGCGCTTCAGGGTGTCGGTGATGCCAGCCATCACGCCATTCACAGCGCGCTCGGCGGCAGCCTTGCTGGTGCCGGTGTAGTCGGCGACGTATTGAACCAATTCCTGCTTGTTCATAATTACCTCGGGAAGTGTGGGCGCCGAGTGGCGCCCGGGATGGTTAAGCGGCTTCGGTTTGACCGGCGACAACCTTGACGCCAGGGATCTGCACGCCGGCCTTGAAGGTGCGCACGAGGGCATTCAAGGCGTTCATGTTCACGTCAAGAACGGCAGAAAAATCGGGGTTATCGGCGACGTACCGGATCAGCGCGAGCTTGTCCGTGAGACCGGCATGCCATACCGGCAGCGGCTCGGCGTCGTTGCTCGGCGTGACGGGTGCGGCGGTGCGACGTGGCGCCGGCGCTGCCTGGCGTACAGGCTCTGGCGTCGACTCCTGGACAGGATCAGGCGTTGGCTCTGGCGCAGGGGTGGCCAGCGCCGCAAGGCGCGCTTGTTCGTCGGCCAGGCGCTGCGTTTCTGCGTCGGCGGCCTCCTTATCCTTGCGCTCTTGCTCGGCTTTTTCGGCGGCCTGTTGCTTCTCGAGCTTTTCCTTTTCCTCGGCGCGGATCCGCTCGCGCTCGGCCTCGAGGCGTTTTTCCTCGGCGGCCTTGTGCTCGGAGATCCGGGTCTTGATCAGCGCCTCGAGCCCTTCGTTGTCCTTCATAACCAGTTGCTGGGCATCGGTGAACAGGAACTCGAAGCCGACCGCGAGCTCGCGCAGGCTGTTGAGGTTAATGCTGATCGCGTCGGCGATGGCGTTGGCCTGGATCTTGGCGCGGGCCAGCTCGGTGTCGACGGCATCCTGAAGGCTGGCCAGGTTGCGCTTGTTCTTGATGGCGCCGGCGAAGTCGGTTGGCACGGCTGGGAGCTGGATCTTGGGGCCGATGCGCTTGTTGATTGCGGCGATGTGATCCGAAAAGGCTTTTTCGGCGCGCTGCTTGATCTCGAGCTTGACCGATTCCTTCTTGGCGGCGAGGAGCTTTTCAGCCATCAGGCGGTTGTCGCGCGCCATCTTGCTGAGCATTTCCTTCTGGCGCTTGATCGTGTCGACCGATTCGACCTGCGCGATCATCTGCGCCTCGGCGCTGTCCAGGGCGGCCTCGGCCTTCTTCAATGCCTTGATCTGGAGATCCAGGTCGGCGAAGTCCTGGTCGGTCTTCGGGTCGCGCACCAGGCGGTTGTCGATAAAGTCGCGCAGGGCGGTCTCAAAGACTTTGAAGTTGTCCGTGATCGCGATTTGCCCGCTGACCTGGACGTTTACCGATGGCAAGTCTGTGACGGTGGTGCCGACCACTTCGACCGCGGCCTCGGTCGGCACGAAAGCCTCGAGGTCGGCATCGAACTGAGTCCAGCCGGCGATCAGCGCCTGGGCGCGACCAGGGACCGGGAAGTATTCCATCCAGACCAGGTTGTCCTCGGTGCCGTCCGAGACCACGAAAATGACCTTCTCGGCGCCGCTGACCAGGAGCTGCTGCTCGAGCTGCCAGTAATAGTGCGGGTCGAGATCTTTGTCGCGCACGGCCTGGGCCAGCGCCTCGTTCCACATTTTATGCTCGAAAATGATGTTGCCGAGCATGGTCAGGCCGTCGAACGACGCCAGGAGGATGCCGTCAGTGCCGACGACTGGGTACAGCTCCTCGCCGATAATCCCCTCGACAATCGGCCGGGCCTGGGCCTCGTACTCGTGCCCGCGGTCGAACAGGTATTTCTGGACCCACCAGTTAACGTCGCGGTCGAGGCCGGTCTTTTTGGCAAACAGGAGCTCGTTGCGCTTCATCTGTTTGGAGGCGCCCATCATGGCCGGGGCTTCGGAGGCAGTGCGGTAGTCGATGCGCAGGGCATGCCATGCGGCCGAGCCTTGTGGGACGTTGTGAATGATCATTCTTCGACGGTTCCTTCGATTGGGACGAGCGCTCGGATCTGCTCGAGCTGTTTCGGGCTGAGGGTGTAGCGGCTGCTGATCATCGAGATCAGGTGCTCTGCGTTACTGGTGCCGCTCTCGAAGCTCTTGCGCCAGGCTGGCGCGCTGGCCTCGAACTTGTCGGCCGGGTAGTCGGGGAGGGCGGTGGTTTCTTCCTTCGGTTGCTCATCGCCGGCGGCCTGGTTGACCGTCTCGGTGGTGGTCGCGGTCTGCTCGCCGGCGGCTGGAGTGATGTCGCGCTCCATGAACAGCTCTTTACCTTCCATCTCATCGGCGGTCGGTTGCGAGCCGCACTCGGGGAAAGCCTTGCGCAGCGCCTGGGCCTCGGCGCACTTGGCGATCTGGCCGAATGGGCGCTTGGCCCACATCGAGTTGGGAGCGCCGAAGTCGCCTTTTTCGGCGTAGTTCTCGAGCCAGTATTCCCGGGCCGTGAACTGGCGGACCTCGCCATCGACCAGCTTCTCGACGGTGACGCGGCACCACTCGGGGTATTCCATGCTGGCATCGACCACGGTCTTTACCCGCTTGCCGTTGCCGCCCTGGCTCCACTGGTCTTTTTTGAACTGGAGGATTTTGGTCGGGCCATATTCTGGCTCGCCAACGCCGGCATACTGGCCGGTGCGCGAGGCGTTGATCCGGTACAGGCCGACGCCTGGCATGATCACGTCGCGCATTTCCTTGATGTCGTTGCCGTAGTTGTCCTTTTTGCCGCTGGACACTTTCATCGGCACGATATGGACCGGCTTCTGCATCGGGTCGAGGTGGCTCGCCTTGCAATAGCCGATGACCATTTTGATGCTTACATCCTGGGCGCCGGGGTACAGGCTATTGCGCAGCACCTCGATCAATTCTTTTTCGGCCATTGCCAAAGCAGGGATGTTTTCCTGCTGCTTTACTACTGCGGTACTTGTCACTGCGTCATGCCCCTTGATAGTTGCTGACGGCGAACTGAATCGCCGCCTGTGCTGCGATAAACGCGGGATTGTTTTCGCGGATCTGGCGGGCGGCCTGGGCAATTGCCTGGCGCTGCGGTTCGCCTGCCGCGGTGTAGATTTCCACTCGAAGCGAGTGGCGAGGGTCGGGCCGGTAATACGGGCTGCTCAACAGGCGGTCGCCCATTTCGCGCTTCAGCTCCTCGACGCGACGCTTGATGCCTTCCCGGTAGCCGGCGAATGCTTTGTCGTGGTCGTATGGCTGAAGGCTAGTAATACCTTTTGTCGGACAATGTCCGACGCGCTCATCTGTCAAATCGCGGAAAAAGTCGGGATCAAAGTCAATATCTGCACTGTTCAATGCGATTACCTCACTGGTATCCCCCGTTTTCCTGTTTTTTTGGTGTCGGGGTTCGATTGCGCCTCGAAAAAATTCTTCGTTACTTCTGATCT